GTATTTCTCAATTCATTAGTGTTCTGGAGCAAATGAGAAATGACTAAAACTCTACTCAAAATCATCAAGTTCTTATTCTCAAAAGAAATAGAAGTTGCTCCTGGTGTTTTTTGGTTGGGTGGAACTCTTTATGAGAACCGAAACAAACCAAAAGGACTACCACCACTCAAATTGAAGAAGAAGGACACTTGAGAAACTGGCACATCGGGCGCCCCCAGCGTCCTCTCCACCCCCTACAATACTTTCAGATCAAACGAACCAAACCCATGAAAGTCTACGCTGTGATCGGTGGTGCTGATTATGAGGGCGAGCACTTCGATACCCTCCGCCTGTTCGATTGCCTCTCTGCTGCCGAAGCATACAAAGCGGAACTCTATGACGGTGCTCTGGGGATCGACTACGTTCTGATGGAGACCCGTGAGGTCTGCCTGGAATCCGCCCTATGTGCCGCCTGAGGCACTGGCACAAGGGTCCTGAGCACCGACCCTAAACTGCTCTACAATTCTCTCAGTTCACTCAACCGAACCCCATGCGTTACAATCCCGCCACCGACCGCGCCCTCAGCATTGATGAGATCGCCGCTCAGTGCCGCCACGCTATCCTGAAGGCGGACGCCTGCCGCGCCATCGACGCCGCGTTTGACTACGATGAGATCCTGACCTTCTACCGCTGGGAGGATGACATCCTGCGCCTGGACCCCGAACCCTGTGCCGCCTGAGGCACTGGCACACTGAACCACACGGGGGCATCCTGCCCCCTGCTACAATTCTCTCAGTTCACAAGACACCCCATGAGAACCTGCATCCGTTACTTCACCCCCTACGCTCAGGTTTGGCGGGAGCAGTGGTTCCCCACCCTGAGCGAAGCGGAGCGCATGGTAGAGTTCTACCGCTCCTGCGGATCGCCTGCTCACCTGGTGCCCTAGCACCCCGACCAATCCCTGACCCTTTGACCTTCTACCTTCCTTCTATCATGACCGCTGACCTTGCTGCCTCCCTGCTGAACCGCGCCGCCAACGGTGCCGAACTCCTGCAGGTGCTGGATACGATCGCTGACGAAGTGGCAGACGCCAACATCGCTGACGCCGCTGCCCATTATGCCGCGATCAGCGCCCCGACTGCCGATCCGATCCAATTCTGATAGTGGCACAACGGAGGGGGATGACCCCTCCCTTTTGCTTCTATACTGACAGCATGAAACAACCCCTGCAACCCGCTCACGGCGGCGCCTTCCTGATCAACGACACCGCCGCCAACGACCCCGCCTGCCAGGCAGCGATGGCATCCTACCTGAAGCGCCTGGAGCGGGAGGAGGAGGAGCGTCAAGCGATCCGCGACGCTTTTGCCGCTGGTGACCTGGCAACAATCGCCAAATGGGGACGGACCAGCAACTGGCACATCAGCGACCGCGACTGACCCTGCTGAGCGACTAGGATACTCTCAACAGCAACGGACCCCGATGCAAACTCTCAAAGCAACCGCCATCGCCCTCCTGATCATCACGCTGGCGACCGCTGGATACGCTGCCCTGCTCAACAATGGCAACGCCCGCATTGAAGCAAAGTGTGCTGGCCGCGGCGGACAGGTGCTTGTGACGCCTGGACAAGTGTCACGCTGCCTCCTGCCCATCGCCCGCTGAGCGACTAAGATAAAGCATACCAAACGAAACGACCATGACTTCCAACCCCTACGTTGCTCACCTGATCGGCAAGCGCGGACTGACTGAGCGGGAGATCCGCCAGAGTGCCTCCCCCGCTCCGAAGGCAACCTACCCCCGCACCATCGGCGGACGGACCTTTGAGACGGAGGCAGACTACCAGGAGGCACTGGCAGACTTCCTGAACGGGATGTGAGGGGCAACCCCCCCGACCTGCTACAATACTCTCAACCGCAACCAACCAATGCGCCTCTCCCCTGCTACCCGCCTCTCCGATCGCCAGACCGTATGGGTCGCCCGTAAAAACAACGACGAATCCTTCTACCGCCTGACCACCGACTACGGGGTGCCCGCTACCGTGATCGCCACCCAGTTCGCTGAGGTCCACCGCAACGACGTTCGCCAGATGCAGTGGGGGTGACCCCCCTGCCCCGTTTCGTGCTATCATTCTCTCAGTTCACAACCACACCGATGACCACCCCCACCGTGATGACCGCTGCTGATCTGAACGCCGCCATCGCCTCAGGCGCCATGACCTTCCGCCGCCTGCCCACCGCTCATGGTGCCGCTACCAACCGCTGGGCGAATCGCATCAAAGGCGGCAGCAGCAGGGTCCGCACTCATGGCGGTGCCGCTGGTTCTCATGGCACCCGCATGACCACCGCCAACAGCGCCCTGGCAGACGTGCGCTGAGGCAGTGCCCCGTGCGTTCGTGACCGCAGTGCCCCCGTGCGGGGTGCGCGGTCGGCGCGGGGCCGCGTGGTTAAAAACGCCTAACTACCCTAATCTATAAAGTGTTACCAAAGGCAGCTAAAAATACACAAGGGGTCTAAATTTTTTTTCGGTAGTCAAAAATACTCATAAGGTCGCTATATAATACCGAAAAATAAACGATATATGGCGGATGAAAAAAAATTCAGACAATATCAGAGCAATTAGTGTTGATCCGATCACTGGTGAGTATTATGTTATAATTCCTGAGTGGATCGCTAATGAGTTATCTTGGTATGAAGATACTGAGATTAAGTTCGATCTTGAGGGCGATGAAGTTGTGTTATCAGAACACGACCCTTCTTGACGTTCCTCTATATAATATGTTATGATCTGAAATGTAATTACAATCAATTATGGCTAAAGGATTTACTGTTAAAGCAAAAACGCCTGTAGTTCCAAGAAACAACCCAACTGAAGAATTTGATTACGATCTTGCCAAAGAAATGATCAGAGGCAAAAGTGTTGTTTTTTGTCTTCCAGGTAGAGGAGTTTCTTATACGTATCTGAAGAGTTTTGTACAACTCTGCTTTGATCTGGTTCAGGCAGGTGCAAGTATTCAGATTTCTCAAGACTACAGTTCGATGGTGAACTTTGCACGGTGCAAGTGTCTAGGTGCAAATGTTCTTCGTGGACCTGATCAAATTCCTTGGGATGGCAAACTAAAATATGACTATCAACTCTGGATTGATAGTGACATTGTTTTTAATACTGAGAAGTTTTGGCAACTCGTATTGATGGATAAAGATATTGCAGCAGGTTGGTATTGCACTGAAGATGGACATACCACATCCGTTGCTCATTGGTTGGAAGAAGATGACTTCCGTAACAATGGTGGTGTAATGAATCACGAAACTCTCGAAAGCATTTCGAAGCGTAAAAAACCATTTACAGTTGATTATACTGGATTTGGTTGGTTGCTGATTAAGCATGGTGTGTTTGAGCACCCTGAAATTAAGTATCCTTGGTTTGCTCCAAAGATGCAAGTTTTTGAGAGTGGTGATGTTCAGGATATGTGTGGCGAAGACGTTTCATTCTGTCTTGATGCAATTGCAGCAGGAATAGAGATTTGGTGTGATCCTCGTATTCGCGTTGGACACGAAAAGACTCGGGTAATCTGATTCATATGCAAACAGGAGAAAGATATAACATCTATGTGGGAAATGAACGAAAGTTCTCTCATCTCACAGAAGAAGAATATTTTAATCTCATGGAAGATCTGTCCATAGAATATTATGAGACAGGTTTTCCAAACCCCAAAAACATTCGTACTGAAATTCTGAGGAATTATTAATTATGGCTGTAAAATCTAAAGTTGGTCTGAATAAAACTGGTTATATTCCTGGTCCTCCCAAAAAGTCTCGTCAAGGAGACGGCATGGGAACCAAGTATGCCGCTTCGTCTCGTAATAAAGCACGTAAAAAGTATCGTGGACAAGGTAAGGGGTGAATGAAAGATCTTGAGAAATGGATTGAGACTGTTAAGCAATCACATCCAGATCTCAAAGGACACTCTATTTGCCCATTTGCGAAAGCAAATACCTATAAAATAGAAAAATGTTCAATTAACGACATCAAACCTCTTAAAGAAGAGTATGGTGTCGTTATTTTTGTCGTTGAAGATGATCTTGATCTTGATTATGGTTATCAAAAGATCGAAGAACTGAATGAGCATTACCCAAAATACAAATTTTTTGATGATTTTCGTGATGAACCCAGTTATATTAACGGCGTTCAGAGTAATAATGGTCTGTATAATCTTGTTTTATACCAAGATTCTCAGTTTTTGACTAAAATGAGGCAAATTTTGGCAAAAACGAACTATTATAACTTTTGGAATGATGAGTATTTAAAGAAAATTCTCGAAAAAGACTATGAAATGGTCCAAAAAATTCGAAATAAATAGATTTTTTGGCAATTTGTGCATTGGAACAGCATTCTATGGGTAAGCACCTGCTTTTAGAGGTGTATGATGTAGATTTTAATCTTCTTAATGATGGTGAAGCACTTCAGGCAGTGATGGTGAAGGGTATCGAACGTGCAAAAATGACAATTTTGAACGTTTTTCACCATTGTTTCATTCCTCAAGGATGTACAGTCGTAATTGCCCTCTCAGAAAGTCATGTTTCATGCCATACTTGGCCAGAAAATGGTTGTATTGCCATTGATGTTTATACTTGTGGGGAAGGAAACCCTCGTTTGATTGCACTTGAGATGCTTAAATATTTAAATTCGACTAACTATAGTATAAGAGAGATATCCAGATAACGTTGCTTCAGGGATAGCAACCCCTTTAAAAGTTCTGTTTACCCTTTTTGGAGAAAACAGATGGCAACCAATCCTAATCCTGATCGAAATAGTGACTACATGTACCAGATGTGGGGCACAGATAAACTTATTACTGATTATACAGTGTTACCTGAGAATTATAAAAAGCAGGTGATTCAAGAAATCATGCATGATGAAATTCCAGCTAAAAAGCATAATTTAACTGAACAAACTAAAATTCATGAACAAATTCGTAATGATGAAGATTATGATGATTGGGAGTATGGAACTGAACCAGCATACGGTTCTTCCTGGAAGTAGGCATAAATAAATTTAGAAATTTATATCCTATAAATGCCTGTACAAAGGATATCAAGGGGATTTAAAGATATTAGTTTATCTTTTGATCCCCATCCTGTCACTAAAGATTTGCCAATCATTAAAAATGAATCGGCAATTATCCGTGCAGTTAGAAATTTGGTTCAAACAGTTCCAACAGAAAGAGTTTTTAATTCTTCTCTTGGGTCTGATATAACACAAAGTCTGTTTGAATTTGTTGATTATGGTACAGCAGCAGTTATTCGTGAACAAATTATTGCATCAATTAAAAATTATGAACCTAGAGTTACTGGTTTAATTGTTGAAGTGGCACCAGAACCAGACTCAAATACTTTTACAGTTGATATATCTTTTGATATTCTTGGTCAAGAAACTCCAGCACAACAATTCACGTTCATATTAGAGGCAACTAGATAAAATGCCTTTTACAAAATTTACAAATCTAGATTTTGATCAAATAAAAGCGTCCATCAAAGATTATCTTCGTGCAAATTCCAATTTCACGGACTTTGACTTTGAGGGATCAAACTTTTCAGTTTTAATTGATACTCTAGCGTACAACACATATATTACTGCATTCAATACCAATATGGTTGCGAACGAGGCATTCCTCGATTCTGCAACCATTAGAGAAAATGTTGTTTCTCTTGCTCGAAATATTGGTTACGTACCTCGCTCTAGAACGGCGGCAAGGGCACAGGTTTATTTTAGTGTGCCAACATCATCTACATCATCTACACTTACCTTACAGGCGGGACTGGTGTGTGTAGGCAACACAAATGACAGTTCATATATTTTCTCAATTCCAGAACCAATTACAACAACAATTGTAAATGGCGTTGCTAATTTTGGCACAGCAAGTGAACCAATTAGTGTATATCAAGGGACATTCCTTAAAAAAGAATTTGTTGTAAATGGATCCCTTGATCAGAGATTTATTTTAGATAACTCGTTTATTGATACTTCTACTATTCTTGTTAAAGTTAGAGGACTATCGGACGGTGGAGAAGGTAAAGAATATCAACAAATTGATAATATCTTAAATGTTAAGAGTGTATCTGAAACTTATTTAATTCAGGAAATTAAAGACGAAAAATACGAATTGCTATTTGGTGATGGTATTTTTGGTAAGAAACTTGAGAATGGATCTATCATCACAGCAACTTATATTGTAACTGATGGCTCGGATGGAAATGGTCCAAGTTTATTTGATTATTCTGGAACATTAAGAGGTGCTGTTGGTGAACTTGTGATTCCAACAGGAAATATTGCGGTTAATACTGTTAGAAATGCTCAAGGTGGTGGAGAAATAGAATCTATTGATTCTGTAAAATATTTTGCACCAAGATTATACTCATCACAATATAGAGCAGTTACTAGCAGAGATTATGAATCGGTAATACAAACGATTTACCCAAATACAGAATCTGTTTCTGTTGTTGGTGGAGATGAATTAAGTCCACCACAATACGGGAAAGTTTTAATTAGTATCAAACCAAAAAATGGAGATTTTATTTCTGATTTTGATAAGCAATTTATATTGAGTAAGTTATCGGGTTATTCTCTTGTTGGCATCAAACAAGAAATTATCGATCTTAAAGTTCTCTATGTTGAACTTGACAGTTATGTTTATTATAATTCTTCTCAAGTCACTAACATAGAAAACTTAAAATCAACGGTATTTAATGTAATTGATGCATATTCCAAGTCTGTTGATGTAAATAAATTTGGTGGAAGGTTTAAGTATAGTAAGGTACTACAATTAATTGATAATTCTGATGTTGCTATTACATCGAATATCACCAAAGTTATTATGAGAAGAAATCTCAATGCCCAAATCAACAGATTTGCCCAATATGAATTGTGTTTTGGAAATCAATTTCATATTAATTCAAGTGGTTTTAATATTAAGAGCACTGGATTTAGTATTTTTGGAGAGAATAATACTTGTTTCTTAACTGATACTCCAAACAGTAATGGTAGTGGAATTATATCAATTGTAACTTTAGATGAGGGATCTACTCGGTATAGAGTGGTTAATAATAAAGTTGGTACAGTTGATTATGATAAGGGAGAAATCTTTTTAGGACCAGTTCAAATTACTTCGACTATTTTACCAAATAACGTTATACAAGTTCAAGCATATCCAGAATCAAATGATGTTGTTGGATTAAAAGATCTATATCTATCATTAGATGTTTCTAATAGTAAGATAAATATGGTTAAGGATACCATATCTTCAGGTGAGCAAATATCAGGTGTCGGATTTAAAGTTACATCAAGCTATTCAAACGGGGAATTAACGAGGAGATAATATGATTACAACTGGATTTGATGCGAGAGTTAAAGTCGGTCAAATAATCGAAAGTCAACTTCCAGAGTTTTTACTTAGCGAAAGCCCAAAAACGGTTGACTTTTTAAAACAGTATTATCTTTCACAGGATTTTCCTGGTGGGCCAGCGGATATTGCAGAAAATCTAGACTTATATCTAAAGCTTGATAATCTTACACCAGAAGCAATGTCTGGATATACGACATTGACTTCTGCGGTTGGATTAAATGATACTGAAATATTTGTAGATAGTACTAAAGGTTTTCCACCTAAAAATGGATTACTAAAAATTGATGATGAAATTATCACATATACGGAGTCTACATCAACAAGTTTTACTGGATGTGTTCGTGGATTCTCTGGAATTACAAGTTGCCATTCATCTTTAGATCAAGAAGAATTAGTCTTTTCAACTTCAGTAGCCAGCACTCATCAATTATCTGCTAAAGTTGAAAATTTAAGTATATGTTTTCTTAGAGAATTTTATAAAAAATTAAAGTCTGCACTTACACCAGGATTAGAAGATGTTGAGTTTGTTGCAGGTCTTGATGTAAGTAATTTCATAAAAGAAGCAAGAGTATTTTATCAATCAAAAGGAACTGAAGAATCATTTAGAATACTTTTTAATGTATTATTTGGAGAAACTCCAAAAATAATCAATTTAGATAATCTACTGCTTAAACCATCCTCTGCTCAATATATTAGAAGAGCGGTTTTAGTAGCAAAGAATATTAGTGGAGATCCTCTTAACTTAATTGGTCAAACTCTTTTTAGAAAAAATGACCTGGAAACAAGAGCTTCTATCTCTAACGTAGAAATTTTATCTAGAGCGGGAGAAATTTTTTATAGAATAGATCTTTTCTTAGGTTTTGCTGATACTGATAGTATTCAGGGAACATTTACGATTACACCTAAAACTAAAGCAATTGGAAATGTTGCTGTTGATTCTTCAGTTATTACTGTAGATTCGACTGTAGGATTTCCAGAGTCTGGTACTATTATTTCTGGTCAAAATAATATCACTTATAGTGAAAAAACAATTAATCAATTTTTAGGATGTGAAAATATTAATTTTAATATTTCAACTACAGATGATGTTATCTCTGATGATTTATATTTTGGATATGAAAATGCAGATACATCCAAAATATGCGAACTAAGAATTACTGGAGTTTTATCTAATTTTATAACAAAAACTAAAAATCAGGAATTGGATGAAGGTGAGAAAATAGCAGTAAAAAATATTGGTATTTCAATTAAAAATCCACCAGAAAATAAAACTTTTAAAGAAATATTTGCTAATTCGTGGATTTACAATACAAGTGTTAGATATCAAGTATCAACAATTAGTGGTTCTTCTTTCACTTTATCGAGTTCTATTGATAAATCTAGTTTAAAAGAAGGTGATTTAATAGACGTTATATTAAGAGGATCTGTAAATAATGTAGTATTTTCAGATGCATTAGTATCGAATATTAATTATTCAAACAGTCAAATAACATTAGATAATCTTATTGGATTTGTAGCTAATCCTTCTCTTTCATATGATATTAGAAGAAAATTAAATAAAGCATCTTCATCTGGATCTCCTATACAATATGGAAATAATATTGTTACTTCAGATATTCAAAACGTTTATGTGGATAATGATGATTATTTTTATGTTGCATCTAATTCATTTCCATCATATTCTATTGATGTCCAATTAACTGAATCTGTATTATTAAATGCAGAAGGAGGAACTTCTCTACAAGGATTAGATATTCAGACTTTACTTTATCATGTTCTATCTTTTTCATCTGCAGTTCCTTTCGCAACAGGGGATGAAGTTGTTTATTTTCCAGAATCAACACCTATAGAAGGACTACAACCTGGACTTTCTTACTTTGTAAAAGTTGATGATGTTTTTACAAATAAAATCACTCTTTATAATTCTAGATCATTTATTGAGAGTGGAGATTATGTTGAGTTTTATGCTCTCCCATTAGGAGTTGGTGGAAAGCATTCGTTTGTTTTAAAAGATCAAAAAGATCGCTTTTTAAAACCTCAAAAAAATCTTATAAAATTTTTAGGAAAACAAGATATCATTAATGGTCTGAATGAAAAAACACAACCAGGAAAAGTAGCTATTCTTGCAAATGGCGTTGATGTTATCAATTATAAAACAAATGATAAGATTTATTATGGACCAATAAAAAATATTACTCTATTTAATCAAGGTGTGGATTATGATGTGATAAATCCACCAACAATTGAGGTTATAAATCCATCTGCTGGTGGAACAAAAGCACTCATCCAACCAGTTGTTAGTGGAAATGTTAAAAAAGTTTTTATTGATCCGCAAGATTTTGATATTGAGAAGGTAATTTCGGTTACAATTGCAGGTGGGAATGGAAATGGATGTACTTTAGAACCTGTTTTAGAAAAAAGATATAGGGAAGTTGAATTTGATGCAAGGCGACTGGATTTTGCTGGTGGAGTTAGTGTTGATGCAGAAACTATCACATTTTTAACAAATCACAATTTTAAAAATGGGGAGCAAGTAGTATACAATCCAAATGGTAATGCACCACTTGGATTGGGAACCTATCTTGGTGGTAATTTTGATCAGAACTTAACATTGGTTAGTGGGGCAAGTTACTATGTTAAGTTGGTTAATAATAATACTATTCAGTTATATCCTAGATTTAATGACTACATTTCGGGAATTAATACTATTGGATTTACAACTATAAGTGCCGTTGGTATTCATAAGTTTAGAACCTTTGATGCAAAAACAACTATTAAAGAAATAAAAGTTACAAATCCTGGATCAGGATATCAAAATAGAAAATTATATATTAAACCAGAAAAAGTTATTATTACTCAAGATTGGATAACATTTGATAATCATAATTTTAACGATGGTGATTTGGTTGAGTATCAATGTGTTGGTGCAGGAAGCACACTTATTTCTGGTCTATCAACTTCTAATAATTACTACATTTTAAAAGTTGATTCAAATACTTTTAGATTATCTAATGCTGGCATAGGTGGATCTATTACTTCAAATTATGATAGAAGAAATTATGTTAAGTTAGAATCTCAAGGTTTAGGATATCATATTTTTAAATATCCAGATATTTCTCTATCAATTAATGTTTCTTATGGTAGTAGCGTAAGTGGAATTATAACAGCGACTCCTGTTATTAGAGGAAATATTATTGATGCTTACCTCTACGAAAATGGCAGTAAATATGGATCGCAAACCATCAATTTACACAAAAAACCAAAAATTACGATTAAAAATGGAAAAGGTGCTGAATTAAAACCATTCATTTCTGGTGGATCTATAAAAAGTGTTGAGGTGTTGGTTGATGGGGATGAATATAATGCTTCACCAGATTTAATTGTAAATGGATCTGGAGTTGGTGCAGTTTTAAGAGCAAATGCTTCTAATGGAAAATTAACTAGTGTTGTTGTAATTAATGGTGGTATCAATTATGATGAAAATACAACGATCAGCATTATTCCACCAGGAAGAAATGCATTAATAGATCTTTTCGTAAGGGACTTAACCTTAAACGCAGAATTTAGATATGGTACAGAAGTTATTGCGCCATCTAACAATGGACTAGGATATGGTTGGGTTGGTTACAGTACAAGTTATGGTGCTAGTGAATTTGGTGATAAGGGATCTACTCATTCCCCAATAATTGGTTGGGCATATGATGGAAATCCAATTTATGGTCCTTATGGATATTCGAATCCAGAGGATAGTGATTCCCCAGTAATATTAATGAGAACAGGTTATATTGATAATACTTCTTTAGTATTTGATAGACCTGCATCTTTTAGCCCTGGATTTTTTGTCGATGATTATGTTTTTATAGGAAATCAAGATTTAGATACACATAATGGTAGATATTGTGTTACTCCAGATTTTCCAAATGGAACATATGCATATTTTGTTGGGATAAAGACTGATGCTCTGAATAACTTAGTCCCAACTTTCCCATATTTTGTTGGAGACACGTATAGATCAAAGGTTATTACTGATAATTTCCTAAATCTAAATCAGTCTTTTGACTTTAATAGCTCCAATTTAGTTAGAAATACATTCCCATATAAAGTAAATGATGATACTGCTGCATGTGAATTTTTATATGAATCAAATAATATAACAAATCAATTCCTGATTGTTGATTCCGTAACTAGTGGATCTATAATTGATTATAATGTCATAGAACCTGGAGATGGATACTCTGTAGGCGATCTTGTTAAATTTGATGAAACTAGTACAAGAGGAACGGGATTAAATGCTGCCGTTTCTTCCATTATTGGAAAAGATATTGTTAGTATTGCATCTACAACTTTACAATATGAAAATACAGTTTTCACTTGGAAAGATAAGGCAACAGTTAGAGCTCACTTACCATCGTTCCATGAATTTTATGGATCTAATAATATTATCTCAGTTTCTGGGTTAACAACGTATGTTCCAAAAATAACAGGAACTCATATTGTAGGGATAAGTTCTGATTATATTAATGTTATTAAAGAAATACCATTAAACTTATCATCTGGAATTGTTACTGACATTTATGTATCTAGAGTTTCATCTTCAGTTTCTATTGGATGTACTTTGGGTATAGGATCGGAGTTTTTCTCAGTATTAAATATTTTTTCAGAAAGAAATATTTTAAGAGTTAAGAGGGGGGTAAGTGGGTCTGCACATACTATTGGAACAAAAATTTATATTAAGACCAATAAATTAGATATTCCAGTATCTCTTGATTATTTTGATTCAGAATATAACGAAACACTATATTTTAATCCAACAGTTTCAGTTGGTATAGGATCTACATCTTCGAATGTAGAATCTATAAATTATCCTTTAGGTGATGTTTCTTATCCAATATCTGTACAAACTCAAAGTATTTACATACCAAACCACCCATTCAAGACAAATCAAGCAGTTATTTTATCTAAACCATCTGTTTCATCCAGTTCCTTGTCTGTAGGAAGTACTTCTGTAAGTCCAAATTTTTCACTTCCTGCATCACAATCTCAAATAGTTTATATAATTAATAAATCAAAAGATTATATTGGTTTAGCAACACAAGTTGGATTAACAACAACTGGAGGAGTATTTTTCTTCACCAATGGTGATGATAATTATGAATATTCACTAACCCCCACTAAATTTGAGGTTGAGGGTAATGTCATAAACAATAAAACTACAGTATCACTATCAACTTCACATGCTTTAAAGAGAAATGATGTTATCAATCTTTCAGTTAATCCAGAATTAACTCAAGGTATTGGAAATTCTTCATATGTATACTTAAAATATAATAGCAGTTATGATAAAGTTTTAGTAAATCCTGTAGGATTTGGATCAGTATCCGTAGACTCATACAAAAATACCCTCTATCTCCCATTACATGGATATAATACTGGAGATAAAGTTTTTTATGATTCTGCAGATTTGATTATCAGTGGATTGCAAACTGGATCATACTATGTCTATAGAATTGATGATAATGTTATTCAATTGTGTGAAACTCTTAAAGATTTAAAATCAAATCCAATTATTGTTGTTGGTTTTGCAAATACGGGTGGTAGTCTAAATGAAATAAGTTTAATTAATCCTCCCTTAAGTGCTTATAAAAATAATAATTTAAAATTTGACGTATCTAACTCATCTCTAACTGGATATCAGTTAAAGTTATATACTGATGCCAACTTGGCTAATGAATTCGTATCTGTTGGAACTACTGCGGAATTTAATCTTATTAAAAATGGAGTTCCTGGTATAACAGGATCATTTGTTACTCTAGAATATTCTGATTTAATCCCATCAAGACTCTTTTATCAATTAGAAAAATCAGGATACATAAGTACATCAGATGTTGAGGTTTTAAATTACTCCCAAATAAATTATGTTGATAGTGTTTATAGTGGATCATATAGTATTTCGGGAATTGGTGCTACATCTTTTGATATTTCCTTGAGATCTAGACCAGAAAAAAGTTCATACACATTTAATGAAGCAGTATTAAAGTACACAACTTCCTCTCAAAATGATGTTGGTGGTGTAGATAAAATTAATATTATATTTGGTGGATTTGGTTATAAAAAAATCCCATCATTTGTTGAAATTGAATCAAACGGAGGTACGAATGCCAATATTGATATTGTTGGTAGTGGTATTGGTGATATTAGAGAATTTAAAATATTGGATCAAGGATTTGAGTACTCCTCCGATAAGACTTTAAGACCAGAAGCATTAATTTCACCAAGATTGGAATTAATTAACAATAATGAAATAGTTGGAGTTGATATATTATTTGCAGGCAAAAAATATACTTCAAATCCAGATATTATTGTTTTTAATCCAGTTACTAAACAAATTATAAATTCTGGAACTTTACGAGCTAATGTATATTCATCATCGATTCGTAATATTGATATAGTTGAGACACCAAAAGGTTTAAATTCTGTTTTACATGAGTTATACACTGTTCAAAATAGTAATGGTGTTGGGATCAATAGTGTCATCACTGCTGGAGTTGGAATTGTAACTGTATTTTTATCAACTCCATTTTTGGGATTTAGCACTGCTCCATTTTCTCCTGGTGATGATATTTTTGTAGAAAATATTGTTCTTGAGAGACCAGGATTAGGATTTAATTCTAGAGATTATGACTTTAAGTTTTTCAAAGTTGTTTCTTATGACAATACAATTCCAGCAAAATTAGAATATAGTATTGTAGGTTTTGCAGATGGAAATCCAGGTTTAGCAAAAACAGAACAATTCTCCTTTGCTTCTATCACTAAAAAATCAGATTATCCAATTTTAAAACCTATTCAATCAAGATCTAACTTTGTAATCGGAGAAAAAATTTCTGTAAGATCTAATACAGGAACTTTTATTGAGACTGATTTAGAAGTTACTGACTTTAGATCAAATAACGTTAAACTTTTTGGTGAATATGAATTGTTTGTTGGAGATGTTATTAGAGGAGTTCTTTCTGGAACATTGGCGTCTATTAATGAATCTTCAAATAATCAAGGTGAATTCGAAATTTCATTCTCTTTAAGAAAAGATTTTGGTTGGTTAGATGATGTTGGTAAATTAGATGAAGATTATCAGGTCATACCTGATAATGATTATTATCAAAATCTATCATATTCTGTTAAAAGTACAAAAACATATGATGAAATAGTTGATACTGTTAATCGTTTGGTTCACCCAGTTGGACTTAAAAATTTTGCAGATACTCAAGTTTTATCTAGTTCTTCATCACCAGTTGTTGGAGATGGATTTGGTGACATAGCTGTTTTTGATTTAATTGACGAAAGAAGAGTAGATACTGTTAGTAACTATGATCTTGTACAAGATCAAGATCTTATTATTAATGAAGGTAAAACTTATTCCAAGTTTATTAAATTTAAGAGTAAAAAATTATCAGATTACATTGAGTGTAGAACAAATAGAGTTTTAACTGTTGATAATATTGGACCACAATTCTCCAATTCAAATACTGCAGAAGGTGGATTTACAGATCTTTATACTTATGCCGAACCATTTGCAAGATTCTTAGTACAAATTAAAAATTCTAAGTCCAGAGAAACTCAGTTAACTGAATTAATTGTTCTTTATACCGATAGTGATGTATTGATAGAAGGTATTAAAGATGCTAATGTTTTTACTGTAGAAAAGGGAACACTGTCATCTAATGGTGATCAAATACCAGTCGCTGAGTTGCTAGGAAATGTTGATCAATTTGATAATTTAACTCTAAGAATATTCCCAGAATCTATTTTTAAAGATGATTATGACATCAAAATTTTGGTAAATCAATTTAATACTACTATTGCAGGAATTAGCAGTGCTCTTGATATTGGAGCTACAACTCTATACACTAAAGTTAGTACTTGTGGAATTACAACATCAACAACAATTTTTGAGGTAGATTCTGATAAAGTTCAATCATTTATAGCTTCTATTCACGTTTTAGACTTGGATAATAATGAACAGAATTATGCCGAAGTTTATGTATCTCACGATGGCGTAGATACTTATCAGTCAGAAGTTATTGCTGATAATAACAAATATACTACTGCAGTAACTTCAGTTTCTATTGGCACTTTTACATCATATATTGATAGTGGAGTATTAAAACTTGATTTTGCAAATCCAAGATCTACCAATCAACAAATTAGGCATAGAATCATTGGATTTGGGACAGAAAGTGTTGGATTGGGGACCTACAGATATGCATTAGAAGGTCAAGCAAATGAGAGAAGTGCTAGATATGTTACTAATGTAGTTCAAAGTGTTGGATCTGCATCAACAACTCTCGTTGGTGTTAGTACGAACTTGATTACATCATTTAAATCTTACGTAAATGTAAGCATTGGTGAAACACGTGCGGTTCATCAATTGATGACCATGCATGATGGTAGAGAAATTTATATCTTACAAGGACCATTTTTATCAATTGGAAGTACAACTGGTATTGGCACTTTCAGTGCAGAGTATGTTGGTGAAAATCTTGAATTTAAATTTAATCCAGATCCAGATATTACAGGAACTTGTAATATAATTTGTTTTAGTGAGCAACTCTATAGTGAAATAGACGCTGCTAATATTCCGCCAGATTTAATTAATGGACCACTTACTGAAAAAGTTTTTCTAGGAGAATTTAATGGTTCACAAGGTGATAGAATTAATAGGTTGGATTTTACAATAAGTTATGAGGGTATTCCAGTATTCAGCAAACTTTTTAATCCAAATAATATTGACCAAATAAATCTATCTACAGGAATTTTTAGACTTAGAGATCACTTTTTCTCTCCAGATGAGGAACTAACTTATACTGAAGGATCTACTTTTGTTGGTGTTCCAGCTCTTCCAATAGGAATTGGATCAACTCTTGTTGGTGGAACAGTATTTACTGGAGATTTTCTTGCTGGATTTAGCACAATCACTGGTGTATCAACCTCTACAGGTTTAAATCCAGGTCAATCTGTTATTGGACTGGGAATCCCTGCAGGAAGTACAATCGTTAGCGTCGGGCAAACATATCGATATTTTTCTGGAAATGTTTCTTCTGGATCAACAATAATTACTGGTGTTGCTAACACATCAATTTTAAATTTTGTTGGTGCTGGAATATTTTCGGGTAATGGCACTGGAATTGGAACGGTTGTTTCTGTTGGAATCGGATCAATTATTTCAAGCGGAACTATCGCAGTTGGAACTGGAGTAACGTATTATTTAAATGTTCTTGGTGTAGGAGTTTCCCTATCATCTGTAGCGGCAGGATCAAGTTTCAGAAATTCTTATACATCAGGAATAACTACAAATGTTTGTCCAAATGATGTTTACGTAATCAGACTTGATTCTGATAGATTTAAATTAACTGGAACTAGAAACAGTGGTATTGGATTTACGTTCACAAGTCCAGGAAGTGGAAATGCCCACAAATTAACTATGAAGAAGAGATTGGAAAAATCTCTGATTATGATTGACAATGTTGTACAGTATCCACTTACATATACGCCATTAAATTATACTTTAGTTAACAATGGGGGGCAAATTAGTTTTGCATCAACTATTTTTGGTATCAGTGGAATTAGTTCGATAAGAATTAGTGACGTTTTAGAAATTAACAATGAATTTATGAAGGTTGTTAATTTTGGATCAGCACCTTCACCATCTGGTCCAATAAGTGGAGTTGGAACTTATTTGGCAATGAATGTTCAGCGTGGATTCTCTGGCACAATAGCAACGGCACATTCTGATGGATCTGTAGCAAGAGTTTATAGAGGTGGGTATAATATAGAAGATAGTATATTATACTTTACTCAAGCACCTCTTGGTAGTGGATTTGCTAGACTTGATAATAGTAACTTATTAAGACCTTATGCAAAATTTGATGGTAGAGTGTATTTGAGGAAAGATTACACAACAAATAAAATTTATGATGATATTTCTGATCAGTTTAGTGGTATTGGAGTAACATTTAGGCTAACCTCTTCTGGAGAAGATACTACTGGTATAGAACCTGGTAATAGCATATTGTTTAATAATCAAATCTTCCAAACACCTACGACGAGTAACAATGGTGGAAATAATTATGAGTTACAAGAAAGTTCTGGTAAAACGGAGATAGTTTATACTGGTATTACATCAAGTGATGGATCTATTGTCAAATCATTGGTTGATATCAATCAAAATCAGTTGCCAAGAGGTGGTATTATTATTTCTTTGGGGTCAACAAATGGATTGGGATATGCTATCCCAGAAAATGCAACGGTTGGTATTAAAACTGGACCATCGGGTCAAATTACTGAAATTATTGGATATGCAACTACATCATCCTATAATTCATTTACAAATTTTGCATACTCACATGTAACTGGAATTGCAACAGTTACGACTGCATCTCCACATAATTTTGTATATGGAGATCAGATCTCTATAAGAAATCTTAAATTGGAATGCCCAGATGGGTATGCTGGTTTAACACCAAATGTTGGAATTAGTACAGTTTCTTATGATAAGACAACTGGAATTATGACCGTTACAACGGCAACTCCACACTATCTTGCAACTGGAGTTAATCTGAGATTACGTAATCTGAATTTTAGTTGTAGTGGACCTTCTGGAATTACAACAACTATATTCCCAGATGGAACTAGAGGTTTTATTTTTACTACGAATAAGATTATTAACTCAACCAATTTCGAGACTAATGTTGGTATAAGCACCATCACTCATAATTACATGAGTGATGGCACTGTTGAGGTTGGAATTACGACTGATATTTTCCCAGATCAAAGAGGAATTCCATATACAATTAATAATTTTGATTATTATAAGACCACTGGCGTATCAACAATAACATTTAATTATAATCACAATTTTAAAATTGGCGATACAATCAAATTACAAAATATTCAGTTTGACTGCCCAATAAGTGCTGGAGCAACTATTGGTATCACATCAGTTACTTATGATAATGTAACTGGTATTATGACTGTAAGTACTAACTGGAATCATTTACTGTCTCCAGGAAATACTATTAGATTGTTTGATTTTAACTTCTCATGTGATTCTTCTGGATATGGTACTACAACTATATTCCCAGACGGATCTCAAGGTTATTATTTCCCAGTAAATTCTATTGGATTTGCTACTGAATTTACCACTAACGTTGGAACATCAACAATTTCACACTATTACGTTGATGGTGGTTATGTTCAGGTTGGTATTACAACTAGTGTATTTCCAGATTCTGATAATAATTATCACATTGTAAATATTCCTACTGCAGATTCGATTGTTGTTAATGTTGGTCCATCAACAATTACTCATAATTATGTTGGCGATGGTTATGCATATGCTAAGAAGAGAGTTGGTCCCTATAGAGTCAGAACAATTGTAAATACAAATACTTTTGAAACAGATCTTTATACTGTTGGTTTTGCTCATACTTATGTAAGTGGTGGTGAAGTCAGCAAATATTACAACTTTAATATTGGATCTGGATATAGGGGTGGTGAAGTTGGTGTTTCAGTGACTTCTCTAACTGGTTATGGTGCAACTATAAGAGCATTTGCTGGAATTGGTGGAACTTTAGGATTTACGATTGATGGGGGAGGGGTTGGATATGCATTTACGAATACAACTGTAATTATTCCCGAACCATCTTATGAAAATTTAAATATTAAAGGGGTTTCTAGAGTTGGAGTTGGAACAACCACAGAAACTGGAATTGGTTTACTGCTTTCGGTTGATATTGGTCCTGCACAAAGTGAATATGGTGGAACAATTGGTATTGTAACTGCACAATACGATAAAACCACTGGGATAATCACTGTTACAACTGACTCAATCCATAGCTTGAGCGTTGGCAATCACTTCCAGATGTATGATATTGTTTTTGATTGTCCAATAGGTGCTGGAGCAACCATTGGTATCACATCAGTTACTTATGATAATGTAACTGGTATTATGACCGTAAGCACTGCTTGGGATCATTTACAATTGTCTGGTGATACTATAAAATTATTTGGGCTCAACTTCTCTTGTGATTCCTCTGGATATGGCACCACAACTATTTTCCCAGATGGAACTCAAGGTTACTATTTCCCAGTCAATAGTGTTGGTTTTGCAACAGAGTTTACCACAAATGTAGGCATATCCACAATTTCACATTATTACGTTGATGGTGGTTATGTTCAGGTTGGAATTACGACAAGTGTGTTCCCAGATGGAACTAGAGGATATGACTATAAGGTTACAAATGTTGTTGGTATAAAAACTTTTACAACTAATGTTGGAACTTCTACTATTACTCACAATTATATTAGTGGTGGATATATTAAACCTATTGGAATTGGTAGTGAAACTGGAGAAGTTAGATCGTTTAGAGTTTCTAGACCTGGATATGCCTTCCAAAGAGGAGACGTATTTACTGCTGTTGGATTAGTAACTGCAAAAGGTTATGCTCAACCAATAGCTCCTTTTGAGTTGACAGTTTTAGATGTATACACAGATACCTTTGCTGCTTGGCAATTTGGTGAACTAGATTTCATTGATTCTATCAAACCATTGCAAGATGGTGCTAGAACTAGATTCCCATTATTATATAATGGTCAACTCCTAAGTTTTGAGAAGAATCCAGGAGATCCAGATTCATCACAAATTGATTTGGATAGTGTACTCTTAATATTCATTAACGGTGTCCCACAAACACCAAAAATATCCTATCAATTTACTGGTGGTACTTCATTCACATTCACATCTCCACCAAGTGCAGACTCAAATATTGCTATTTTCTTCTATAGGGGATCGAGAGATAGTGATAGTGTATTTGTTAATGTTAATGAAACTATTAAAAAGGGAGACCTTGTCCAAATAGAATCAAATAATGATATAAGAACTACTGTTTCACAAAATCAAAGAGTAGTTTATGAAGTTGCTGCAGCGGATAAACTTGAAACTAATTTATATAATGAGCAAGGGGTTGATGATTCTAATTTTAAACCATTGTCTTGGACTAAGCAAAAAGTTGACAGATTTATTTCTGGGGAAACTGTTTATAAAACAAGAGATATTTTAGAATCTCAAGTATATCCAACAGCTCAGATTATTAAAAATGTTTCATCAGATGAAGTAGAGGAAATCTTTATTGATAAAGCAGAATTGTTTAGATATGAAGAAGATGAATCTGCTCTTGTTCTTGGTGAAATAAGTGCTTTTATTGGTCTTGTTGGTGATGATCCAATTGCTGCAAAACTATCATCTTCAGTCAGTGCTGGTGGAACTATTCAGGCAGTAAACGTAATCAATGGTGGAAGTGGATATAGTGGTCCTTCGGTTGATATTGCTATAGCAGCACCAAAGACGATAGGGGTTGGTATAGGAACAACTGCAACTGCAACTGCATCTATTGTAAATGGTTCTATTGTATCTGTTTCAGTCAATAATCCTGGTCTAGGGTACAATACTGCAAAACCACCACAAGTTCTAGCACCAGTAGCAACACTTGTATATGAAAACATTACTAGTATAAATGAAGTTTTTGGATTCTCGGGTATTATTACTGGAATAACAACCACAACTGGAATTGGTGGACATCCACTAGCACTTAAACTATTCCTAAATGCAAATACAACTTTTGCACCATTGTTAGTTGGATATCCAATTAATGTATTTGATACAAATGTTGGATCTGGAGTAACTTCTGTTGACTTTGATGACAATTCGATTGTTGGAATTGGAACTTCATACTTAGATAATATCTACTATATTCATGACATAGTATTTCTTGGTCAAAATGCGGAGGTAACCACAAATGTGGCTTCCTATAGTTCCATAGTTGGAATAGTTACTGTTGGTAGTGCCACAACTAACGTTGGAAGATTTAGTTGGGGAAGATTGACTGGATTTACAAGAGGATCTGAACCGTTATCAATAGCAGTTACAGGATTTACTGTTAATCCTGGTTTAACAACTTTCCCATATATTCAAAGAAGAGGATATGGTTTAAGAGATCAAGGTCCGTTGAGAAAGATACTACAATAAACCCACATAAATAGAAAAAAAAACCTAATAAAATGGCATCAATTGTCACAGATCAATTAAGGATTTTAAATGCAAATAATTTTATAGAATCTGTTTCAGATTCTAATAATTCATATTATGTTTTTGTTGGATTACCAAATCCAACTCAAGTTGGATTTGGAAGAACTAGTGATTGGAACACAAATGTTCCAAATCCAATTGATTCTATCAACGATTTAAACCATACATATGATAATATAATTTTTGGTAAAAAAATTACAGAATCAAACGTTAAGAGGTTGGTGAGAAGAATCGATTGGACTCAAGGAAGTAGATATGAAATTTATAGGCATGATTATTCTATTAGCAATCCATCAGCAATAACACAGTCTTCTCGTTTATACGATGCAAATTACTACGTAGTTAATGCTGATTATAGGGTTTATATTTGTATAGACAATGGTTCTTCGGGTATTAACACAGTCGGAAATGCATCACAAGATGAACCAACATTTACAGATTTAGAACCTTCTAAAGCTGGAGAAAGTGGTGATGGATATTTATGGAAATATTTGTTTACAGTTTCTCCTAGTGATATTGTTAAATTTGATTCCACAGAATATGTTGCCGTTCCAAGTAATTGGAATACTTCATCAGATGCTCAGAATCAAGCGATCAGAGAAAATGGAGATTCAACAGTAAATGAAAATCAAATAAAAAAAGTTTATATTGAGAGGCAAGGTGAAAACTATGCAAGTGGATTAGGTCAAGAAGTTAATATATTAGGAGATGGAACTGGAGCAAAAGTTGTTTTAGATGTTGTTGGTGGAAAAATAACTAATGCGGTTGTTTCTTCTGGTGGAAAAGGTTACACTTATGGAATTGTTGATTTGGGTCCAGTGAATGCTAACGTTATCCCAGCAAAAGCAGCAAAATTAATTCCAATTATTCCCCCATCCAAAGGACATGGATTTGATTTATATAAAGAATTAGGAACTGATAAAATTTTAGTATATGCAAGATTTGATGATTCGACAAAAGATTTTCCAAGCGATACTAAGTTTTCGCAAATAGGAGTGCTCAAAAATCCAACATCAATTGGATCAACTAATACCTTCACAGAAAACCAGTTTTCTTCTGCATATGCTATTAAATTTGTGTCTACTAATGGATCATTAAATATTGGTGATATTATTAGACAACCTGTTTCTGGAGGAATTGCTTTAGGTTATGTTTCGGCATATGATCTAGAAACAAAAGTTGTAAAGTATACAAGAGATAGATCATTATTTTTTAATGATGGATCTTTAGATCAAACTGATTATGTTGGTGTATCAACTGCTGGAAAAGTTTTAAATTTCGAATCTTCAGCAACAGTTGTTACCACAACTGGAGGATTTTCTGGTGCAGTTGATATTGGATTTAGTGGAATTACAACTAATCCAACTGGAACAAAAGTTCTTAATTTGGGTGTTCAGTTTACAAATGGTCTTGCTTCACCTGAAATAAATAAAGCATCTGGTGAAATTTTATACTTGGACAATCGCCCATTGATTTCTAGAAACCCTAGACAAAAAGAAGACGTCAAAATTATTCTGGAATTTTAAAAATGCCACAAAAGACTAATCTCAATATAAATCCATACTATGATGATTTCGATAAAAATGATAATTTTTATCGAGTATTATTTAAACCTGGATTTCCTGTCCAAGCTAGAGAATTAACATCTCTACAAAGTATTCTCCAAAATCAGATAGAATCTTTTGGTAGTCATATTTTTAAAGAAGGATCTATGGTAATTCCTGGAGGAATTACTTATGATAATGCTTATTATGCAATTAAAATAAATCCAGATCACTTGGGAATCGATGTTTCATTATATTTGGATTCTTTAATAGGTATTACCTTACAAGGTCAAACTTCTGGATCTACAGCAGTTGTTGATAATTATATTCTCCCTCCAACTTTAGATGTAGAAGTTCCAACACTTTTTATTAAATATAGAAGTGCTGGAGCTGAGGCAGCGTTTTCTACTTTTGAAGATGGGGAATTATTAATAACTCAATCAAATGTACAATATGGAAGTAATGTAATTAATTCTGGTTCTTCTGTTGCAACCGTTTTTTCCATAGGAGCTTCTGCGATTGGAACTAGAGTTAATATTTCACAGGGTGTGTACTTCATTAGAGGTACTTTTGTAGATGTACAATCTTCTCAGATTATTTTAGATGCTTATGAGAATACACCATCATATAGAGTTGGTCTGACAATTTTAGAAGAAATTATTACAGCAGGTGATGATGAAGACTTATATGACAATGCAAAGGGGTTTTCAAATTATGCAGCTCCAGGAGCTGACAGATTAAAAATTACTGCTGTTTTATCAAAGAAAGCACTGACAGATTTTGATGATAAAAACTTTGTTGAGTTAATTCGTTTAGACAATGGGGAAGTAAAAAAACTTGCTGATAAGACTCAATATAATATCATAAGAGATTATTTTGCAAAAAGAACTTATGAAGAATCTGGAGATTATTCAGTTGATAAATTTTCTGTTGAAGTAGCAAACTCATTAAATGATTTAATATCAAGTGATGGAGTGTTCTTAGATACTCAAAAAACAGATCAAGGAAATACTCCAGCAGAAAATCTTCTAGCAGTTAAAGTATCTGCAGGTAAAGCCTATGTTCGAGGATTTGATGTAGAATCAAAAACAACAACTATTATAGATGTTGATAAACCTAGAGAAACAAAAACCGTAGGAACTTCTTTAGTACCATTCGAATTAGGATCTTTAATAAGAGTAAATAACGTTTATGGTACTCCTTTTATTGGAATAAATCAAACCAATAATACCGTAGATTTAAGAGATAGGAGAATAACAAACCCAACAGCATCTTCTGGATCAGCTATTGGAAAGGCAAGAGTATATTCATTTGGGTTATCAGAATCTTCTTATGCAAACCCATCAACTCAGTGGGATTTGTATCTTTTTGATATCCAAACCTATACTACATTAGAAATTAACACATCTCTTGTGGCGGCTCAATGCCCAGCTTCATCTTTCATTCGTGGTTTAAGTAGTGGTGCAACAGGATATGTTGTAACTGCACCTTCGGGAACAACAGTTACGTTATCACAAGTTTCTGGAAAATTTATTGCTGGTGAGCAAATTTATGTTAATGAAACTTTAGAATTTACAAGATCAATTAAAAAAGTTAAAGATTATACTGTTGATGATATTAAATCAGTATATCAAGCGAGTAATTCTATCACTGCTGAATTAAAAACTATTTTTAACGCAGATGTAGTTCTTCAGCAAAAAACTGCTCCAGGTTTTAGTATTGTTGATAATCTTTTTATTGCTGCAAGTGGAATTGCAACTTGTGCTGGAAGATCATTTTTGGGAATCAGAACCGATGCTCTAGTTAGATACCAACAAGTTGGAGTTAATACAGCAACGTTTAATAGAGTCGAATATGTTTCTTCTGATGGAAAAACTCTTAAGTTAGTTGGAATTAGTAGTGATGTTGTTGGTGTCTCGTTAGGTAACTTACCAACAACACCATATGCTGGTCCGTTTTCAATTGTCACTCCTCTTCTAAGAGAAAAAGAAGATACATCTTTAACAGCACCAATCAACTCTACAAATGTTTCCAGAGTTGATCTAGGTCAATCAAATCTTTTAATTTCTTACCAATTCCGTCAGTTAAGTACAGATGCTGGGGGAACTTTAACCGTAAATGTCTCTGCATCTGGAATCAGCAGTGCATTCTTTGAGACATATGATGCAGATCGATATTCAGTTCATTATGCTGATGGAATTATTGAAGATTTGACTCCAGACCAATTTACTCTACAATCTAATAGTACTATTCTAAGATTGGATGGATTAAAAGTTAGCCAATCAAATAATGTAACTGTAAACGCAACAATAAGAAAAATTAGTGTTAAAAATAAGCAAAAACTTTTTGTTAGAAGTGAAAAATTAGGAGTTACCAGAACAGTTTCAGCAGCTTCGACTGACATAACTGGATTAACAACTAGTTTTTATTATGGATCTAGAGTAGAAGATAGAGAAATAAGTTTAAATTATCCAGACGCTGTAGAAATTATTGCAGTATATGAATCCTTAGATAAAAGTGTTCCTGTTTTAGACAAGTTAACCTTTGTTTCTGGTTTAAATTTAGATACTGCATCCGTAATTGGTGAAAAAATTATTGGTAAAAATAGTAAATCTGTAGCACAACTAGTTACAAGATCTTCATCAACAGAAGTTGAGTTTGTTTATCTGAACAAATCCAAATTCATTTTGGGAGAAGAAGTCACTTTTAGTGAATCAAACATATCATCAACTATTCAGGGAATAACTGCTGGTCAGTATTTAAACATTGGTGATAGATATTCCTTAGAAAAGGGTCAAAAAAATCAATATTATGATTATTCTAGAATCGTAAGAAAATTAGGTCAACCAGCACCATCCAAGAGATTATTGATTATTTTCAATAGATATGATGTTCCAACAAACGATACTGGAGATATTTACACTGCCAATTCATATGAACAAGAAAGATATGCTAAAGATATTCCAACTTTACCTGATGGTACAAGATTAAGTGATGTTTTGGATGTTAGACCAAGAGTTGCTTATTTTGATTCATATACTTCCTCACCATTTGACTATAGCACTCGCTCTTTTGGATCTGTTGCTTCTAATACAACATTAGTAGTTTCTCCCAATGAAAGTTCCCTGATTGGTTATTCTTATTATTTACCTAGAATTGATAAGATTGTTTTAAATAAAGAAGGTGAATTCTCATACTTAAAGGGTACACCAGCAGATAATCCCAAACCACCAACAAATGCTGAATTTGCTATGGAAATTGCAACAATTCAGTTTCCAGCATATCTTTATAATCCGAGAAAAGACTCCAAAATAACTTTGGTGGATAATAGAAGATATACAATGCGAGATATTGGAAAACTAGAGGATAGAATTGAAAATCTAGAGATTGTGACCTCATTGTCCTTATTAGAACTTGATACTAAAACTTTACAAGTTCAGGATGCTGATGGACTAACAAGATTTAAAAGTGGATTTTTTGTTGATGATTTTAAAGATAATAATTTACTGGGTGCTGGCACAAAGGCAGATATTAATGTAAATGAAAGTAAATTGATTACAGAGACTGATTTTTATTCATTCCAACCATTATTAGCACTAGACCCATCTATTGACGAAAATGCTGCAGATTTTAATACTGATCTTTCTCTATTAGATCCAAATGTAAGAAAAACTGGTGAACTAATAACACTAAATTATGAGGAAAAGGGGTGGTTAGAGCAACCCTTAGCATCAAGAGCTGAAAATGTTAATCCATTTAATATGGTTGCATTTTTTGGATCTGTCATACTTCGTCCAAATGCTGATACTTGGGTAAGAAATGTTTATGTTCCTGGTGGAACAAGGCAAGTTACGGGTGGTAGCGATTATGAATTTATTGAGAATATTAAAATTGCATCAGCACCAGAACAATGGATGAGATCTAGGAATGTTGAGTTTGTTGCTGGTGGATTAAGACCTGGAGATACTTATTACACGTTCTTGGATGGTGTAAGTGGAATTGATATTATTCCAAAAGTTCTTGAGATTGAGATGACTTCTGGCGTCTTTAATATTGGAGAAACTGTTGAAGGATATGTTGGGAACGAAAGAATTATTAGATTTAGAGTTGCATCACCAGTTCATAAAGATGGTGCTTATGATAACCCATCAAGAGAGTATGCAGTAAATCCTTATAATTTCTCACAATCAATGCCGAGAAATTATTCAGCATCATCTACAACTTTAACTATTGATACCAATGCAATGTCCAGACAAGCACTGGGTGAATATTTTGGTAGAGTTGAGATTGGATGCACATTATATGGAAGATCATCTAATGCAATTGCAAAGGTTTCAAAAGTTCGTTTAAGAACTGATAACTTTGGAGATCTTTTAGGATGCTTCTTCTTAAAAGATCCATTAACAACTCCACCACCAAATATCCGTATTGGAACTGGAGTAAAATCTTTCCAAATTACGACTAGTGCAACCAATGCACAACCTTTACCAGGAAGTCTATTAATAAGCAATGCTGAAACAGTTTATTCATCTACTGGTATTGTTGACACATATCGCCAAGATAGAGTAATTGTTAGAAGACCACCTCCACCTAGAGGAAAGGGTAAGGATCCACTTGCACAGTCATTTACGGTTGATGAAACTGGAGCATTCTTGACTTCTGTTGATCTTTTCTTTGCAAGTAAAGATGAAGATGAAAGATGTTTTGTTGAGGTTAGGGAAGTTGAGTTAGGAACTCCTAGAAACTCTGCTATGGCAGATTTTGCTGGTCAGGCTTTAGAACCAAGTCAAATTGCAATCTCAACTAACGCAACAATACCAACAAGAGTTACTTTCCCATCACCAATTTACTTGGAACCAAGAAGAGAATATGCAATTGTTGTTCTTGCACCATCAACAAACAATTATGAACTTTGGGTAGCAAGAATGGGTGAAAAAACTGTAAACTCTCAGTTTTTACCAGATGCTGAAAGTGTCATTGTAACTAAACAGTACACTGGAGGATCACTATTTAAATCTCAAAATGGATCAATTTGGACAGCAAGTCAATTTGAAGACATGAAGTTTAAGCTTTATAAAGCAAACTTTACATCATCCGATGGAACAGCTTATTTCTACAATCCAAGTTTGGGAATTGATGATGATAATACTCCATCACTATTGCCAAATCCTTTAAAAGTTAATCCAAGAAAATTAAAAGTTGGAATTACAACCACAACTATATTGGGAAGTGTCTTGATTCCTGGTACTAAAGTTAGTGAGGGTACTCAACCTGGTCCTTATGGATTTATTGAAAAACTAGGAAGCAAAATAACTTCAGTCAATATAACCAATGCAGGATCTGGTTATACCTTAAGTGCATCTTATACAGCAGTACCACTTTATAATATTACTGGATCAGGAACAGGAGCAACAGCTAATTTAACTTTCTCAGGAAATGTTCTTACTGGAATTACTGTAAATGCAGCTGGTAATGGATATGCTGTTGGTGATGTTTTGGGAGTTACAACAAGTTCTGTCAGTAAAGGTAGAAATGCCCAAATTACAGTAACTGCGATTGATGGAATTGATACATTATACTTAACAAATGTTCAGGGTGAGACATTTACTGCTGCTCAACAACTTGTTTATTATAATGGCACTTCTTCGGTTTCTCTAGCACTAACCACAATTTTAAATTCTTCTGTATTGAGTGATTTTTATGATGGTACTGTTTTTGAGGTTGCCTCTTATGGTCACTCAATGCATTCTCTGAATAATAGAGTTCAGATAAAAGGCATAGAACCTGATACAGTTCCAACAGTATTGTCAAGTAATTTTGGTCTTTCAGATAATACATTATCTATTGCCAGTACTTCTGGATTTAATAACTTTGAGGGAATTAGCACTTCTAGTGGGTATGTTAAAGTTGGATCTGAGATCATGTTCTACCAGTCAATAGGATCTGGTTCACTAGGAATTACTTCTAGAGGAGTTGATGGAACTTCCATTCTAACCCACGAATCTGGTGAATTACTTTACAAGTATGAATTTGGTGGTGTTTCTTTAGCTAGAATCAATAAAACACATTCTTTCCCAACCAATTCATCATTACAGTCTAAAAATGATTTAAACAAATATTATATTCAAATTTCTAGACCTGCAGATAGAAATTCTGGAGATTCTCTCTTAAGTTTTAATAGAGAGTTTCAGGGTGGTGGAGATTTAGGAGAATCTTCTCGCAACTTCCAGTATTCTGGAATTACTCCACAAATCACTGCTATTGCTCCTGGAGACAGTACATCAATTTCAGCACAATTAAGAACTGTAAGTGGAACTAGTGCTGGTGGAAATGAAGTTTCCTTTGTTGATCAGGGATATGAAAGCATTCAACTTGGTGCTATTAACTTTTTATCAACAACTAGGTTAGTTGCATCAAGAATTAATGAAACCACATATCTTACAGATCTTCCAAAAAATAGATCATTAACTGTTGGGGTTAGACTTCAAACCGAAGATCCTAATCTTTCACCAGTTATTGATTTAAATACAACTAATATTACTCTTCGTAGAAGTTTATTAAATAATCCAATAACTGATTATGTTACTGATGGAAGAGTAAATGAACTTAATAATGATCCCCACGCTGCGGTCTACCTATCAAGAAGAATAAACATTGCACAACCAGCATCATCATTGAAAGTTTTAGTTGCAGCAAATAGACCTGCATCTGCAGATTTTAGAGTTCTGTATAGACTTTTCCGCCCAGATTCCAGTGGTGTTGAACCAACTTTTGATCTTTTTCCTGGATATGATAATTTAATTGATACGGACGGTGATGGATTCGGTGATACTATTGTCGATGATTCTTTAAAAACTGGTAAAGCAGATGCTGAAGTTAGAGCAAGTAAAACTGGTGAATTTTTAGAATATCAATTCTCGATTGATAATCTAAGCCCATTCAGTGGATATCAAATTAAAATTGTTATGAGTGGAACTGATGAGGCTAATCCACCAGAATTTAAAGATCTTAGAACAATTGCATTGGCATAATATGATTAAAGTAGAAGGGCATGGGAACTTGTTTAGAGATGAAGATAGTGGTGCTATCATGAACTTAGATCATTCTGGATATCAAGAATATGTTAGAAAACGTAGTTTAAAAAAGAAAGAAAAAGAAGAAGTTCAGAATCTTAGATCTGAAATTGAAGAAATTAAGTCTATGTTGCACCAAATTCTAAATGATAGGAAATAGGTTGATATAAATAAGTATAGAATTTGATTTTAGTAAATGGCAGCAGTCTATACTAGTAATCTGGTAATTAATGCTGGCACAGACTTCAGTCAGATCTTTTCTTTGGAAAATAATACTTCCAGTTCTGATTTAAATCTAACAAATTATTCTGTCAATGCATTATTGAGAAAACATCATGGAAGCAGTTCTTCAACTGTTTTTTCTGCACAGGTAACCGATGCATTGGCTGGAAACGTTAGAATTGGTTTAGGTGCGACAATAACCGCATCATTAAAACCAGGAAGATATGTATATGACGTTGTTATTACTGACAACGTAGGTGCCAAGACTCGTGTTGTAGAAGGGATGGCTTTAGTCAGGGAGGGAGTTACTCGCTAATGGCAGACGTAAGAGTTAGAGTTGGACAACAACCTGCTATTAAAGTCGTATCATCTCTTGCTGGTGAAATTGGTGGTACATTAGGAAATTTGAGTGATGTTAATATCACTAACCCATCAAACGGAATGGTTCTTGTATATAATGGATCAACGGGAAAATGGGACGCAACTTTGGAATTGACACCAGGCGTCACTCAGAATTTAGACATCAACGGAGGTAGCTTCTAATGGCAAGTATCATAAGGGTCAAAAGATCTAGTGGTACTAATATACCAGGATCCCTACAATGGGGTGAATTAGCATATGTTACTGGTATTGGTAGTTACGGTGGTCTAAACCAATACAAAGACAGAGTTTTCATTGGGGATGATGGATCCAATGTTCTCTCAATCGGTGGTAGATATTATACCTCCATGATGGATCATCAACCTGGAACTGTTCAGGGAGTTGTTAATACAAGAAATTCCGATGGTGGCATACTTGCCATCATGGATAATAATAGAAAAGTTGATCAGTGGAACGTAGACAATCTCCGTTTAGACGGCAATACCTTCTCAAGTGAAAATACAAACGGTGATATTATAGTTTCTCCAAATGGAACTGGGGACTTTATTTTCACTGGTGGAGCATCTCAACAGTATAGAATTAACGATGGAGTTATTGATCGATTTATTGTTGATACGATTAATGGATCAACAACGATTAATCAAGGAACTCTGACTGACAATGAGCCAACTTTAGAATCTGGAGCAACTTGGAATAATCCTGGAGTAGCTTTTACAGGAATTACTTTTAATGCAATTAATCTCGATTCTGCTGCTGGTTCAAGTTTACTTCTTTTAAGAGCAAACAGTCAAGATGTATTTTCAGTTGGTGTAAATGGTATTACAACCACAACTGGTATTGGAACAGTAGTTTCTGGAGCAGGTGGTCCTGGTAATTTCTTTGTCAATAATCTTTTAAGTGCTCAAACAACTACAACTCAGAACTTAAATGTTTTAAGTTCTTTTAATCTCATAGGAATTACTTCGTTCTTAGGTAGAATTAATCAAACTGGATTATTCTACAATGAAGGTGGAGCAGTAATCGATAACATTGGAATTAGTTCTAATGTTATTTCTACAAAACCAGGTGCAGGTAATCAACTATTCATTGACCCATATCCTGATGGTAAGAGTAATGAAGGTACTGTTATCATTAAGGGTGACCTACAAGTTGATGGTACTACAGTTACTGTAAACTCCTCATCAACAACTATTAATGATGCTATTCTTCGTCTCGGTGATGTAACAACCGAAAGAGTTGTTATGTCAGATGCCCTTGCTGGTGTTAGTACAATTCGTTTAGACTCGGTTGTTGGACTCAATACAAATGATGTAGTTTCTGGATCTGCTAAACTTTCACCATCTGGAATTACAACTATTACATCAATTGATAGTGGAACCAAAATCATCACTATCAATGATACTGTACAGGCAGGTGGTATCTCAACAACAACTCAACTAGTTATTACAACTGGTTATGATACCAATACCGATCGTGGTATTTCATACAACTGGAATAGTGGAATTGGGTCAGGTAACAATAAACTAGGATTCTTTGGTTATGACGATAGCACTGGTTATTGGACTTATGTACCAGATGCAACTAATACTAATGAAGTTATTAGTGGAGTAAAGGGAACTTTAGATGTTGGTGCAATTTATCTTGATTGGGCAGTATCTGGCATACATACTAGAGGATCATTATACTTCGATTCTCTTGGAAAAATTATTAGTACAAATTCACCAGAAACTGGATATGCATCCACTTCTAATTATGTACTAACAACTAATGCAAGTAATGTTCCTGTTTGGACTGATGCAATTGACGGAGGTACTTTCTAAAAATGAATGGTGAAATTGATGTGAACATTTTAGCTTCTGTTTACAGTGAAAAAATAAATGCTTTAACTTCACAAAACATTTTATTAGAAGCAAAATTAAAATCCATTATTAAGGATTTTAGTGAGGAAAAAAATAAGTTGTTAATGGCAAACTTGGAATTGCAAAGACAACTTGATACACTCGATGGTGATGATGATTTTACCCCTAAAAAATCATCAAAAACAGAAACAAAAGATTACACGGAATAAGGAGTGAAAAATGGCAAAACCAAGTACAAGACAGGAATTGATTGATTATTGTCTAAGGAGACTTGGTGCGCCTGTTTTAGAAATTAATGTTGATGACGATCAAATTGATGACTTAGTGGATGATGCCATTCAGTACTTCCAGGAACGTCATTTTGATGGCGTTGAAAGAATGTACTTAAAGTACAAGATTACTCAAGATGATCTTGATAGGGGTAGGGCAAAAAATACGAATGGGATTGGTATTGTAACAACAACTGCAAATTCTACCATTCCTGGATATGGAACTACATCATTTAATTTTTATGAAACATCCAACTACATCCAAGTTCCTGATTCTGTTATAGGAATAGAAAAAGTTTTTAAATTTGATACTAGTTCCATATCTGGTGGTATGTTTAGTATCAAATATCAGTTATTCTTAAATGATCTTTATTATTTTAATTCAGTTGAGTTACTGCAATATGCAATGACTAAAACATATTTGGAAGATATTGACTTTTTACTCTCTACAGATAAACAAGTTAGATTTAATAAGAGACAAGATCGTCTTTATCTTGACATTGATTGGGGATCAGAATCAAAAGATAATTGGATAGTTCTTGATTGTTATCGAGCATTGGATCCAGCATCCTTTAGTCAAGTATATAATGATTCTTTCCTCAAAAAATATCTAACAGCATTGATTAAGAGGCAATGGGGTCAAAATCTTATTAAATTTAATGGTGTTAAGTTACCAGGCGGAATTGAGTTAAATGGTAGACAATTATATGATGATGCTGAAAGAGAATTAGATGACATTAAGTCAAGAATGACTTTAGAGTACGAATTACCACCTTACGATTTTATTGGATAATGGCACTTAATCCATTTTTTCTTCAGGGATCTTTTAGTGAGCAAAGACTTGTACAAGAGTTGATTAATGAACAACTCAAGATATATGGTGTCGAAGTTACTTATATTCCAAGAAAAGTAGTTGGGAGAGGAAAACTTTATGGATATGAAGATCTAAAAGAAATTAGTTCGTCAACTTTCGACGATAATTTTTTATTAGAAGCATACGTACAAAACTACGAAGGATATGCTGGTTCGGGGGATATTTTAACCAAATTTGGAATGTCTCTAAGAGACGAAGTCACACTAGTTATTTCTAGAGAACGATTCGAGGATTTTATATCTCCATTTTTGTCAGGATTGCCAGAAGATGAAATTTTACTAAGTGCAAGACCTAAAGAAGGTGATTTGATATATTTTCCATTAGGTGGAAGATTATTTGAGGTTAAATTTGTTGAGCATGAAAGTCCATTTTATCAGTTAGGTAAAAATTATGTTTATGAATTAAAATGTGAACTCTTTGAGTATGAAGATGAAGTTATTGATACTTCAATTGATGAGATTGATCGCACAATTGAGGATGATGGTTACATCACTACGCTCATCTTGTCTGGATTGGGTGTAACTGCGACCGCTAATCCAACTGTTAACACTGGATATGTCAGAGAAATATTTTTAAATGATGATGGGTATGATTATACATCAACCCCAACGATTACTTTCTCATCTCCATCTGGAGGAACTCAGGCAACTGCGGTTGCTATTACAACTAACAAAAGTGGAGTTTATTCGATATCACAAATTTTATTAACAAATGCAGGTAGTGGATATACTTCTGCACCCAGTATAATAATTACTGGTGGAAATGGAACTGGGGCAGCAGCAACTTGCAGTATAGCAAATGGATTTGGATATTTTGGGATAACTCAACTTACTTTGGGTGCTCAAGGATCTGGATACCCAACTCCACCAATTGTTACAGTATCAAATCCAACTGGTGTGGCAGGAGTTGCCACTGCTGGAATATCAACTCTTGGATCAGTTAATGCAATAAGTATTGCTAATGGTGGAACTTTCTATGATCCAAATAAAAATCCAGTAGTTACCTTCTCCACACCAAGTCCACAACCATCTGGATTTGTAACTGCAACTGGATATGCTGTAGTAGGATCTGCAGGTACTATAACCTCAATTGTATTATCCAATGTTGGATTTGGATATACTGTACCACCGACAATAAGTATTGGTAGTAGTTTTGCTGACAAAGTTGGATTAAATACTGCAAGAGCTGTGGCAGTTGTTAATAATGCAGACCAAGTTTCAGGTTTAAGAATTGTTGATCCTGGTAATGGATATATTTCTGGTAACGTAACAGTTACTATTGCAAATCCACCAAGAATTACTGGAATAGGTACATATCAATTTAATGAATTGGTTGTTGGATCGCAATCCAGAACTACCGCAAGAGTTAAATCTTGGGACTCGGATACGAGGACTCTTAAAGTTGGAATAAATAGTGGAACCTTCTATGAAGGTGAGGACATAGTTGGTGCCGCTTCTTCGGCAATTTTCTCACTGTCTTCATATGATCAAATGGATATTTACGATCCATATGCACAAAATGACGAGATAGAAGCAATAGCAGATCAACTTATAGATTTTTCAGAATCGAATCCATTTGGTAATTACTAATGTTAGGAACTTATTTTTATCATCATATTATTAGAAAAACTGTAGTATCTTTTGGTACTATTTTTAATCAAATTCATATTAAACATAAAGATGATGATGGATTGGCAATTAGTGATATGCGGGTTCCACTGGCATATGGTCCAAGACAAAAGTTTTTAGCGAGAATTGAACAGCAACCAGAGTTAAATAAACCAACTCAGATTAGTTTGCCAAGAATGTCATTTGAGATGAATTCTTTGCAATATGACGCAACTAGAAAGGCAGGTGTAACGCAAACATTTAAAGCTTCTGATGGAACTAATTTAAAAAAGGTATATTTACCAGTTCCATATAATATTGGATTTGAACTTAATATCTTAACTAAACTAAATGATGATGCTCTTCAGATAGTGGAGCAGATACTACCATTTTTTCAACCAGCATTTACAATCACAATTGATCTCATTGATTCAATTGGGGAAAAAAGAGATATTCCTGTTGTCTTGGAATCGATAAACTTCCAAGATGATTATGAAGGAGATTTCTCAACTCGAAGATCACTAATTTATACACTTCAGTTTACAGCAAAAACTTATCTCTTTGGTCCTATTGCTGAGACAACTGATGGACTCATTAAGAAAGTTCAGGTTGATCAGTACAGTTCTCTCGATAGAACAACTGCTAAGAGAGAGATGAGATATACAGTGACAGCGAAGGCACTTAAAGATTATGATTCTGATGCCACAACGTTTATAACTGATCCAATTAATAAAGCAGTTATAACTTTAGAAGTTAATGATGCATCACTTCTTTCAGTTAATAATAGAATTGCCATTGATGATGAAATTATGTTGATTAACTCCATATCTGGAAATACGCTTACAGTACAAAGAGCATACGATGGTACAATCGCTACAGAACATACAGATAATAGTACTATTAATGTTTTAACCGCTGCAGATGATGCGAGAATAGATCCAGATGATGACTTTGGATTCTCAGAAAACTTTGATTACTTTGCAGATTCTAGGACTTATAGCCCAGTTCGCCAAATTGATGTTTGATAAATTATGTCAAATTCTTTCGATAAATTAGATAAAATTCTTTCTACAGAAAGTAATATTGTTGATGTTGATTCTGATAGCACTGCGATAGAACTTGTAAGTGATGATAAAGGTGATATAAAAAAGGATTATGATTATACAAGGGCAAATCTTTATTCATTGATTGAGAAAGGTCAAGAAGCAATCAATGGCATCTTGGAACTTGCTGGAGAAGGTGGAAGTCCAAGAGCATATGAAGTTGCTGGTCAATTAATTAAAAGTGTTGCAGATACAACTGATAAATTAATGGATCTACAGAAGAAACTGAAAGATGTAGAGGAAGAATCTACAAAATCAACAACAAATGTTACCAATAACTCTTTATTTGTTGGGTCTACTGCTGAGTTATCAAAATTATTAAAACAAGGTTTTCTAAATAATAAAGAGTAATCTTTTATTAATGTGCATAAGTTAAAGTCTCACAAAACGGTTGAGCAGATTGCAAAGAAGCATCGTATGGAGGTTTCTTTTATTCAAAAGCAACTGGATATGGGGGAACCAATTGAGCACGAGCACACAAAAAATCATGATCTTGCTAAAGATATTGCCCTTCAACATCTAGATGAAATTCCAGATTATTATACTCGATTAATTAAAATGGAAAGAAGTGCGAAGAAAGAGCATAAGAAATTTAAGGATGTAAAAGAAGATCTTCGCAACTGGTTTAATCCATCGCACCCAGAGGGCGGTTGGAGGCGTTACAACACTAAAGGAGAGGCAATAGGACAATGTGCCAGAAAAGAGGGGGAACCCAAGCCCAAGTGCCTGTCCAACGAGAAGGCGGCGAAATTACGTTCTCAAGGGGGTGCAAAGGCGATTGCCAGTGCCGTAAGGAGAAAGAGGAGTCAGGATCCAGTGGCAAATCGTAAAGGAAAGGGTGGTAAACCAAAAATGGTATCAAATAAAATAGAGGAGCAATCAGGAATGATTAGGTATTGCCCTAAATGTCAAAAAAATGAAATGCAAAGTGAGTGCAAGTATGGCCCTAGTTTTTGGGCGATGTACTCTACACCACCAATGCTCACAACTAATCAAATGAAATTTGATATTGCACAGGTTCATCCTACAAATGAGGGAAAAGATCATGAGTACTCAATGGCAAGATCCGAACTTTCTACAATCATTAAAGCAGCAAAGAGATTGCAGAAAAAAATGAAAGGTGAGGGTGAAATTGAGGCTTGGGTGCAATCAAAAATTACCAAAGCAGCAGATTATATTGACACTGCAGCAGATTATCTTGAGAGTGGAGAACATAAAGTAGATGAAGCGTGTTGGGATGGATATGAACAGCGTGGAATGAAAAAGAAAGGAAAAAGAATGGTTCCTAATTGTGTAAAGGAAGAGAATAAACCAACCAATCCTAAACTTTGGGCAAAGTGGAAATCAAAGGCAAAAGCAAAATTTGATGTATACCCATCTGCCTATGCCAATGGTTGGGCAGCGAAGGGATATAAATCAGAAGGTGGTGGATGGAAATCTGTAAGTGAGGGAGTAAGTTTTGACATTGGTTCTGGACATAAACAAGCGCAGAAACAAGCAAAGATCAGAAATCTTGCAACTGGTACAACCAACCCCAATGAGAAGTCTGCTGCCCTCAGAAAGCTAAGTGGGCCTTCACTTCCTCTTGCAGATTCATACTCAAATTGGAGACAAGAATTGGGTGAGGATTGGCAATCAGTAAATCGCAAAGATAAAACTGATGGTCTCAGTCAAAAAGCTGTAGATGCTTATCGTCGTGAGAATCCAGGTTCAAAACTTCAGACTGCAGTAACTGAGAAGAAACCAACTGGTAAAAGAGCAAAGCGTCGTTCCAATTTTTGCAGCAGAATGAAAGGTATGAAGTCTAAACTAACTTCTGCCAAAACTTCTAGGGATCCAGATAGCAGAATAAATAAAGCATTACGTCGTTGGAATTGTAACTAATGAAATTAGATCCTGACGAGATTTCTCTGGATAATCTTACTAAGAACTTTGAGTATACAAAAATCTCTCGTGAAATTGATTCTTGTGAGGATCTAGAGTATATGAAAAATGTTGCAAAATGTTATGTGAAACTTTATTTTAAAACACAAGAAACAATCGCAGCAATGGTCAAATGAAATCCTTCAAGCAGTTCATTTCAGAAAGTGTAAATATTGCTGGAGATTTTAATGGAAATCTCTATATGAATTCATCTGTACAAGAACCAGAAGATGTTGGTGAAAACTTTTTAGCTGATATTTTATATCAGGGAAGTCTTCATAGATTAAATCTAAGAAGTAAATCTGGAATCCCTACCAGAGAAGAATTGGGTGAACATATCCAATCTGAGTATCCTGGAGCAATTGTACATACAATTTATACTGTAGACGTATCAAATTCTCCATACAAAGTACATGATTCTCAAAGATATCACCCCTCTAAGTTAGAGTGGATTTAATTTTATGGCACAGTGGAATAAGAAAACACAAGACTTCTTAGATCAAGAAAGAAGTCTCTTTGAGGTTTATAATATTGCAGATCACTGGGGAAACCAGACTGACTGGAGACCTCAATTTACTAACAACAACAGATTTAAAATATCTCCATATCAAACAGTATTCTTTAACACCTTTCAGTACGGTAAAGAGACTGATGTATGGGATGAAAGAATAGTTGGAATTGCAACCGCAACATTTAATACAAATTCCAGTAATGTTGTGATGCAAGTTGGTTCCACTACAGGAAGCAAAGTTATTCGTCAAACCAAGAATGTGATGAGATACATTCCTGGTAGAGGTGCAACTCTTGCATTTGCAGTTCGTCTTGATACTCCACAGGTAGGTATTCGCAGAAGATTTGGATTGTTTGATGATAATAATGGTGTTTTCTTTGAGGATAATGGAGGAACATATTCTTATGTAATTCGCAGTAGTGTAACTGGAATTACTACAGAAACCAGAGTATACAGAGATGATTGGAATGGTGAAAAGTTTGATGGTAATGGTTGGACTGGAGTGACTGCAGATCCAACAAAACAACAAATGATTTCCATCAATTATGAATGGTATGGTGCTGGCATTGTGCAATTTGCTTGGTTGATGAAGAATGAGACTATTGCATCTCATACTTTTGAGAACTCAAATACAAATCCAGGAGTGTGGTGTTCTACTCCATTCTTACCTATTAGACTTGAGATAGAAAATGTAACTGGTGTTGCAGGAACTCATTACATGTATCAGGGTTCCAATTCTCTGATTCAGGAAGGAGAACCAGAGAAACTTGGAACTCTTTTGAGTATATCAAATCCCATCACAGGGACAACGATGGCATCGGCAAATACATTTTATCCAATTATAAGTATTCGTCTCAAATCTAATAACCTAACTGGCGTAATGCTACTGAGATCATTACAGGCAGCAACTGATGATAATACGAATGTTTATTGGCAACTTCTACAAAATGCAACATTGACTGGAGGAACTTGGGTAAATCATCCAGATCCAAACTCTTTTATGCAGTATAATATTACTCAAACTGCAGTGTCTGGTGGAAGTGATCTTTTGAGTGGTTTTGTGATTAATGGTAGTGGTGCTTTAGTTGATCTTGATGTTAGAGCAGCACTTCAGTTAGGTAGAAGTGGTATTGGAACAATCAGTGATACTTATACTCTTGTTTGTGCAAGTCCTAATACTAACAAGAAAGCACTTGCAGTTCTGAACTGGATTGAACAAAGGTAATTAAATTATGTCTGATGATGTTTACTTAGGTAATCCAAACCTCAAGAGGGCAAATACCCCTATTGAGTTTACGGAAGAAAATATTGTAGAATTTGTAAAATGTAAGACTGATCCTGTTTACTTTGCAAAAAATTATATTAAAATCGTAACTCTTGATCATGGATTACAACCATTTAAGATGTATCCGTTTCAGGAGAAGTTAATTAAGAATTTCCACAATCATAGATTTAATATCTGTAAGATGCCTCGTCAGACGGGCAAATCTACAACTTGTGTTTCATATTTGTTACATTATGCTATCTTTAACGACAACGTTAATATAGCTATATTGGCGAACAAAGCATCTACGGCAAGAGATCTTCTTCAAAGATTACAACTTGCTTATGAGAACTTGCCCAAGTGGATGCAACAAGGTATTCTATCTTGGAACAAAGGTTCTTTAGAACTCGAAAATGGATCTAAAATTTCAGCAAACTCTACATCTTCATCTGCTGTCAGAGGCGGATCGTATAATATCATCTTTTTGGACGAATTTGCATTCATCCCGAATCACATTGCTGATGACTTCTTTGCCTCTGTTTATCCTACTATTTCTTCAGGTCAAAGCACAAAGGTCATCATAGTTTCCACGCCACGTGGTATGAATCATTTCTACCGTATGTGGCACGATGCAGAAAGAGATAAAAATGAATATGTGCCAACGGAAGTTCACTGGTCTGAAGTTCCAGGAAGGGATGATAAGTGGAAGGCACAGACAATTGCAAACACATCGGAACAACAGTTCAGAGTAGAATTTGAGTGCGAATTCTTAGGTTCTGTCGATACACTAATCAATCCAGCAAAACTAAGAACGTTAGTTTATGATGATCCAATAAGAAGAAATAAAGGTCTGGATGTCTATCTGAACCCGATTGAGGAACACAACTATCTCATCACAGTCGACGTTGCACGTGGTGTTGGTAGTGATTATTCCGCTTTCATTGTTTTTGATATTACCAATTTTCCATATACAGCTGTTGCAAAGTATAAAAATAATGAAATCAAGCCAATGATGTTTCCATCAATCATTCATCAGATTGCAAAGGCATACAATGAGTCTTGGGTCTTAATTGAGGTTAATGACATTGGGGATCAAGTTTCAAACATCTTACACTTTGATCTTGAGTATGATAATGTTTTAATGTGTGCTATGAGGGGAAGAGCAGGTCAAATTGTTGGATCTGGATTTAGTGGTAAGAAATCTCAACTTGGTGTTCGCATGACCTCTGCAGTTAAGAAGTTGGGATGTTCTAATTTAAGAACTTTAATTGAGGATGACAAACTAGTCATCAATGATTATGATATTATTAGTGAATTAACTACATTCACTCAACGCCACAATACATTCATGGCAGAAGAAGGATGTAATGATGACCTTGCAATGTGTCTTGTTATTTTCTCTTGGTTAGTTGCTCAACAATATTTTAAGGAGATGACAGATAATGATGTTCGTAAGAGAATTTATGAAGAGCAAAAAAATCAAATCGAACAAGATATGGCACCATTTGGTTTCATTATGGATGGGTTAGATGAAGATGTTTTTGTCGAAAAGCAAACGGGAGATCGATGGATGTCAGTTAAATCAAAAGATTCTATGGAGTCTTGGAATGTTGATGAATATGGAGATCGCTCTTACATGTGGGATTATAGATAATGGACTTTGATTTTGATGATCAAATCGAATTAGAACATATATTATTTTTTGAGAGAAAATGTAGAGTTTGCGGAAAGGTTAAAAATTTAATGAATGATTTTTATCTAACTCGCAAAAATAAGGGAGCGTTTCCTTCAGCATATTCTTATGAGTGCAAAGATTGCACGATAAAAAGAATTACTAATGATAGAAAAACTAAAAAAATGGCATCAGAATGGAGTTATCCTGATTGGTGAGTGTTCACGCACAGTTTCCCCAATGAAAGTAACCTTTTTAATAAATATTTCTAGGTAATTTGGATTTGCGAGGGGAATTAAGATGCCGCTAAATTTAGCATCTCCTGGAATCGTTGTTAGGGAAGTTGACTTAACTGCAGGTAGAGTAGACTCGGTAACTGACAAAACTGCTGCTATTGTTGCACCTTTTGCACAAGGTCCAGTTGAACTTCCAACTGTAATCACAACAGAGCAAGCACTGTTAGACACTTTTGGTAAGCCATACTCCACAGATAAGCACTACGAGCATTGGATGGTAGCATCATCCTACCTCGCTTATGGTGGACAACTGAGTGTTGTTAGATCTGACGACACGGATCTAAAAAATGCTTTTGTTGGATCTGGCGCCAATGTCAAGATTAAGAGTAACGAACATTATGTCCAACTAGGATACGATGAAAATACTAATGCAACTTTTTTCATCGCAGCAAAAAATCCTGGATCTTGGGCAAATAACTTAAAAGTTGCTGTTATTGATGGTCTTGCAGATCAGATTGTTTCTGTTGCTTCAGCTACAACATCAGTACTAAGAGTAGGATATGGTGTTACTCAAGCAATTTCTGCAACACTTCCTGGAGTTGGTTCTACTTCGGTTTTAGATGGATATTTAAAGGGTGTTGTTACTGCAATTGACACCAATGCTTTCTGGGTTAAACTGGTTTCACACGTTACCGCCAGTGGTACAGAAACTGCTGTTGATTATCAAGAATCTGGTGTTTATAGATTTGCATCTGGCACTCAAATTGGCATTAGTAGCGAAGCAGGTGTAAGTGTTGCAACTACAACTTCATCTTCAGTGACTGATTGGTTTGGATCACAATCAATTGCACTATCTAATGGCACCACAGTTGCTTGGAATGGACTTGCAGATAGGCCACAAACATCCGAGTTTTCTGCTTCGAGAGGTGGAAGATTTGATGAACTTCACATTGTTGTAGTCGATGACAAAGGTGAGATTACTGGAAATGCAGGCACAATTCTTGAGAAGCATCTATCACTCTCAAAAGCAAAAGATGCTGAATACTCAAGTGGAAGTCCTTCATACTGGAGAAAGTATCTCGAAATAAATTCCGAGTACCTCTTTGGTGGATCTCAACCACACAATGCAATTGGTGGTATCACCACAACATCATTCGAGCCAATTAGTATTGGTAATACCTTTACTCTCGAAAACGACATTAACTGGGATCAGAATGCATCTGCGGTTAAATTTGGTGCTCATGGAAATAGCACTCTAACTCTTCTCGGTGGATTAAATTACAATGGACAAAGTGGATTAACTACCACTGGTTCATTATCATCGGGTCTTTCTAATATTACAAGTGGTCTTGGACTTTTCGAAAACACCGAAAATTATGATGTTGATTTCATTCTTATGGGATCTGCATCTTATGATAAAGAAAATGCACAGGCAATTGCAAATAAGTGTATTGCCGTTGCTGAGGCAAGAAAGGATGCAGTTGCATTCATCACACCATATAGAGGAGCTGCTCTAACTGATACTTCATCACAAACTGCAACAACAATTAATTCTGATGAAGATATTACAAATAATGTAATTAGTTTCTATGCTCCATTAACCTCATCATCTTTTGCAGTTTTTGATTCTGGTTACAAGTATATGTTTGATAGATTTAATAATACCTTTAGATACGTTCCTCTAAATGGTGATATTGCTGGAACTTGTGCAAGAAATGATATTACCAACTTCCCATGGTTCTCACCTGCTGGAACTGCAAGAGGTGCAATTCTAAACGCCGTTAAATTAGCATACAATCCATCCAAATCTCAAAGAGATAGACTTTATACAAGTAGAGTCAATCCTGTTGTATTCCTACCAGGATCTGGAATTGTATTGTTTGGTGATAAAACAGGTCTTGCAAGGTCTTCTGCTTTCGATCGTATTAACGTTCGTAGATTGTTCATCTATCTTGAGCAGGCAATTTCTCAAGCAGCAAGAGATCAACTCTTCGAATTCAATGATGAGATTACAAGGACTAACTTTGTAAACATCATTGAACCATTCCTTCGTGATGTTCAGGCTAAGAGAGGAATCTTTGATTATGTTGTTGTTTGTGATGAAACAAATAACACTGCTGCTGTGATAGATAGTAATGAATTTGTGGCTGATATCTACATTAAACCTACCAGATCAATTAACTTCATTGGTCTTACATTTGTTGCCACCAGAACTGGTGTTGCGTTTGAAGAAGTAGTTGGAAACGTTTAATTAATCCAGAGGTTAAAAAACTATGGCAACTAGAAATCAACTAAATCCACCTCCATTAAGGAGAATCACAGACTTCAAGAGTAAGCTCACAGGTGGTGGAGCTAGAAGTAACCTCTTCGAAGTCGTCCTCTCTTTCCCAGAGGTCGCTCCCGCAGATACTGTTGTTCTTGATAAGTCAAGATTCTTATGTAAGACCGCTGCTCTTCCAGCATCAACAGTTGCTTCACTTCCAATTGCTTTTAGAGGAAGAACTCTTAATGTTGCTGGTGATCGCACTTTCGAAAGTTGGTCAGTTAATATTATTAACGACACTGATTTTGCGATTCGTTCAGCTTTTGAGAACTGGATGAATACAATTAACAGAGTTTCTGACAACACTGGTGTTACAGATCCAGCACTTTATCAGGCAGATGCTTTCGTCTATCAATTGGATCGTGATGGTTCTACACTTAGAGCATATCACATGTATGACATTTTCCCAACTAACATCACTGCTATTGATCTTTCATATGATCAAGAAGGAATTGAAGAGTTTACAGTAGAGTTCCAAATTCTCTGGTGGGAAGCAATTAGGGGTAACAGTCCTAATGCTGGCGGTATCGACATCAACTAAATAGAGAATAAGGTAGTTACTCAACTTATAACATGGCAAAACTTTTTGGTTTTTCAATTGATGACAGTCAAAATAAATCTAAGAGTGTAATTTCCCCCGTCCCACCTAACAATGCGGACGGGGCTGATTATTATATTCAAAGTGGATTTTATGGACAATATGTTGATCTTGAAGGAGTTTATCGTACAGAATATGATTTAATTAGAAGATATCGTGAGATGGCATTACACCCAGAGTGTGATAATGCAATAGAAGATGTTGTAAATGAAGCACTTGTAAGTGATTTGTATGACTCACCTGTAGAAATTGAGTTATCAAATCTAAATGCGAGTGATAAATTAAAGGAAAAAATTAGAGAAGAGTTTAAGCATATTAAAGAAATGCTTGACTTTGATAAAAAATGTCATGAAATTTTTAGAAACTGGTACGTTGATGGACGTCTTTATTATATTAAAATAATTGATGTTAAGGATCCAAAGGCAGGAATTCAAGAATTAAGATATGTTGATCCATTAAAAATCAAATATGTTCGTCAAGAAAAAAAGAGTGACAATAGAGTTCCACCATTATTAAACACTCAAAAAGAGATGGTGGATAATCCAGAAATTGAGGAGTTCTTCATCTACACTAAAGGTGGGAACAATTATGCCAGTGGAACTTTTGGTGGTGGTTCATCAGGTGGAAGCAAAGGTTCTGTTAAAATTGCAAAAGATTCGATAGCATATTGCACTTCTGGATTACTTGACAGAAATAAAAATACTGTTCTTTCATATCTCCATAAAGCAATCAAGTCACTCAATCAACTAAGAATGATTGAGGATTCTCTTGTAATTTACAGACTATCACGTGCTCCAGAAAGAAGAATTTTCTACATTGACGTGGGTAATCTTCCCAAAGTAAAAGCAGAGCAATATCTCAAAGATGTGATGATGCGTTATCGTAACAAACTTGTTTATGATGCACAAACTGGAGAAGTTCGTGATGATCGCAAATTCATGAGTATGATGGAAGATTTCTGGCTTCCACGTAGAGAAGGTGGTCGTGGTACAGAAATCACAACTCTTCCTGGTGGACAAAATCTAGGTGAACTTGCTGATATTGAGTATTTCCAAAAGAAACTCTATAGAGCACTTGGAGTTCCAGAATCAAGAATTGCCTCTGATGGTGGTTTTAATCTCGGTCGTTCTTCTGAAATTTTAAGAGATGAACTTAAGTTTGCTAAGTTTGTTGGTCGTTTAAGAAAGCGTTTTGCCAATCTTTTTAATGATATTTTAAGAACACAACTAATTCTTAAAAATATTGTTAGTCCAGAAGACTGGAATGTGATGAGTGATCATATTCAGTATGATTTCTTATACGACAACCAATTTGCGGAACTTAAGGAATCTGAGCTAGTTAACAATAGATTAGGAACACTCTCAACTATTGAACCATATATTGGTAAGTATTTTTCTACTGAATATGTTCGTAAAAGAATCCTTCGCCAAACAGATGCTGAGATTATCGAAATTGATACTCAAATTCAGGATGAAATTAAAAAAGGAATTATTCCTGATCCAAATGCAGTTGATCCAATTACTGGAGAAGCACTTCCACCAGAGGGTCAAGAAATGGGAGCAGGTGATTTAGGTCAGAATCCAATGTCCGATATGGGACAAGTTCCAACTGAACCTGATTTGGAAGCACAAGCAGCAGAATTTGATACTGGTCTGAAAAAAGATACTAAAAAAGCAGAGATATAAATAAAACATAGACCTATATTTAATTTTTATGGAAGATATTATCGATTTGATTGCAACAGGTTCTGCTGCATCAGACGTTAGTGACAAAATTAAAGAGATTCTTTATGCAAAATCTGCAGAAAGAATTGATCTTGCAAGACCTATCGTTGGACAATCAATGTTTGGTGAGCAAGAAGCAGAATATGAAGAAGGTGAAGAAATTGAAGTTGATGAAACTGATGAAGAAGATTACTCTGAAGGGGAACAAGAATAATGGCACATAGACCAGTTGGATTAAATACATCTTTTGTTACTGGTACTACAGCAGCAAAATCAACTGCATTTTCAGTTCAATCAAATGCTTTGAGAGTAACTGCTACTGGAGCAAATGCATTTGTTGCTATTGGTACTGAACCAACGGCAACTCATTCTGATTATCTCGTTGTTTCTGGTTCTTCACAAACATTAGCATTGACAGTTGCTTCTCAAAGAGTTGCGGGAATTGAGACTGGAACCATTACAACAATCACATTCCCAGAGGGAACTGGATCTCCCTTTGAGGTAAATGACTATGTGACCTTGACTGCAGATACTCAAACATATTACAATTTCTCACATTGTCCTGTCGTATCTGTACAAACTTCAGCATCAGTTAATGGTGGTTATTCTACAAGAATTGGAATTGGAACAAATACATCTGGTATTTCTACAGCATTCGCAGGAACTGCTAATCTTAGAAAATCACTAAGACTTTCAGCGATTGCTGGATCTGCTGGAAACGTTTATATCCAACAAGTACAAATTTCTGGAGACGCATAAGGAAATGAAACTCATCACAGAAGAGGTATCAGAAGTTAAATTTATTTCTGAAGGTAAAGGTGCATCTAAAAAGATGTACATTGAGGGTGTTTTCCTTCAGGGAAACATTTGCAACCGCAATGGAAGAATGTATCCTATGGAAACTCTCGCAAGAGAAGTTGGTAGATACAATGAAACTTTTGTTGCAAAAGGTCGTGCTCTTGGTGAACTAGGACATCCAGATGGTCCAACAGTTAACCTTGATCGTGTTTCACATAAAATTGTTTCTCTTACTCAAGAAGGAAATAATTTTAAAGGTAAAGCACAACTTCTCGAAACCCCAATGGGAAAAATCGCCAAGTCTCTTTTAGATGAAGGCGTAATGCTCGGTGTTTCTTCTCGTGGTGTTGGTTCACTCAAGATGACTAATGAAGGTCATAAAATTGTTGGTGAAGATTTTATGCTTGCAACTGCTGCTGATATCGTTGCCGATCCTTCTGCACCTGATGCTTTTGTTTCTGGAATTATGGAAGGTAGAGAGTGGGTTTGGGAAGGAGGAATTATTCGTGAAAAACTTGCAGAATCTACAAAGCGTAGAATCAATACCTTAGTTGATGAAAGAACTCTTCAGGAACATAAAGTACAATTGTTCCAAGATTTCTTATCAAATCTCTAAATTTAATAAATAAATATAGATTATATCAAGATCTAAAAACAAATGTCCGTTGGTAGAAATTTACAAGAAATGGAAAACGTAGTAACCAAAGGGGCTGCACCTGCCGAACCAATGCAAACTGGTACTGGGGCTATCACTCCAGGACAAACTGGCGCTTGGGAAGATCTCGGTGGTCCTACTCCCGAAAATTATCGTCCAGATGACGAATCAGGAAAACTCAAAGATCCTTCAGCAACTCTTTCTCAAGTAAGAGATGTTGTTAATGCTAAAGCTGCAAAAGCAGAAGCAGTAAAGGAAGAGTCTGAGAAAGAAGAAGAGGATGAGGATGAGGAGAAGGAAGAGAAGAAATCTTCCAAGAAAAAGCATAAGGAAGAAATGAAAGAGGAGTCCGAAGAGGACGAAGATCTTGAGGATGTAGAATCCGAAGAAGAAGAGGAAGAAGTTGTAGAAGAAGACTTCAACATCGAAGAAGATGTAAATGCTCTTCTTGCTGGTGAAGAACTCTCAGAAGAGTTCCAAGAAAAAGCAAAAACAATTTTTGAAGCAGCTATTAGATCTAAAGTTGCTACCATTAAAGAGCATCTGCAAGAAGTATATGCTCAGCAAATGGTTGAAGAGTTACAATACATCAAAGAAGAATTAACCGATAGAGTTGATTCGTACCTTGAGTATGTTGCTGACGAGTGGTTCCAAGAGAATGCACTCGCAGTTGAGCACGGACTTCAGTCAGAAATGACTGAATCGTTCCTACAAGGTCTGAAAGGACTTTTTGAAGAACATTATGTATCAATCCCTGAAGAAAAATATGATGTTGTCTATAATATGGTAGACAAACTTGATGAAATGGAAGAAAAACTCAACGAGCAAATCGAAAGAAATATTGCTCTTAATAAGAGATTAGCAGAGTCGGTCGCTGATGTGATCTTTGCAGAAGTCTCTGAAGGTCTAGCACTTTCCCAGAGAGATAAACTCGCTTCTCTAGCGGAAAATGTTGAGTTTGACAGTGAAGCAGACTATCGTGAGAAACTAGAAACACTGAGAAATTCTTATTTCCCAGCAAACACTAGTGCTCCTAAGAACGTAACTGAAAATCTTTCAGAGGAAGTAGCACAAGGAGAAATGATTGAAGAATCATATTCCCCATCAATGAGTGCTTATCTTTCGATGATGAGTAAAGTTGCTAAGAAGTGATTTTTATATCATTTAATTCAAACAAACAACACTTTTAAAAAGGTAAAATCCAATGCAAATGTTCAATGCTGAGCATCTGCAGGAGAAGTGGGCACCACTGCTAGACTATACAGGTCTTGATCCTATCAAGGATTCACATCGCAGAATGGTAACCGCAATCCTGCTCGAAAACCAAGAAAAAACAATCCGTGAGGAGCGCGAGTTCCTTTACGAAGGTCCAACCAATAGCACAGGTACTACTACTGGTTCTGGCACTGGTCTTAGTGCTAGTTCAACTGGCGCACTACAAGGTTTCGACCCCGTTCTGATCTCACTGATCAGACGCTCAATGCCTAACCTGATCGCTTATGATATCTGCGGCGTTCAGCCAATGAACGGTCCTACTGGACTGATCTTCGCAATGCGCTCACGCTATAGCGATCAATCTGGTCCAGAAACCTTCTTCAACGAAGTTGATTCTGCGTTCTCTGGTCAGAACGAAGGATTCGACCTCACCAACGGCATGACTAGTGCTACCGTTGGTATGGGTACTACTGGCCAAACTGGTACTAACCCTGGTCTTCTCAATCCTGAGTCAGGTCAAACTGGCAGTACCTACAGCGTAGGTCAGGGTATGAGAACCGATGATGCTGAAGATCTCGGAACCGCTGGTGATAACTTCAACCAGATGGCATTCAGCATCGAGAAGGTCACCGTAACTGCTAAGTCACGTGCCCTCAAGGCTGAGTACTCACTTGAGCTCGCTCAAGACCTCAAGGCAATTCACGGTCTGAATGCTGAAGCGGAACTCGCAAACATCCTCTCAACTGAGATTCTTGCTGAGATCAACCGCGAAGTTATTCGTACCATCTACAGAGTTGCTGAGTCGGGTGCTCAAGTTAACACTGCTACCGCAGGTACTTTCGACCTCGACGTTGACTCCAACGGTCGTTGGTCAGTTGAGAAGTTTAAGGGTCTTATCTTCCAAATCGAGCGCGACGCTAACGCAATCGCACAAAGAACTCGTAGAGGAAAGGGCAACACCATCATCTGCTCTGCTGACGTTGCTTCAGCACTTGCAATGGCTGGTGTTCTCGATTACACCCCTGCTCTCAACGCTAACCTCAACGTTGATGACACTGGTAACACCTTCGCTGGTGTTCTGCAAGGTAAGTATCGCGTATACATTGACCCATACGCTGCTAACGTTGCTTCTAACCAGTACTACGTTGTTGGTTACAAGGGTTCCAGCCCATATGACGCTGGTCTCTTCTACTGCCCATATGTTCCTCTCCAAATGGTTCGTGCCGTTGGCGAGAACACCTTCCAGCCAAAAATCGGGTTTAAGACTCGTTATGGCATGGTTGCAAACCCATTCGCTCAAGGTACTACCGCAGGCGCTGGTGCTCTCACTGTTAACGCTAACCGTTACTACAGAAGAGTTAAGGTTGCTAACCTTATGTGAGTTAATTCACAACTCAATCAGGAGGGTCTTCGGACCCTCTTTTTTTGTCTAAATATAATTAAAAAGACTCATGAAGTCGTATAAACAATTTTGTGCTGATGCGAATATCCAAGAGTTTTGGAATCCATTAGCAAAAAAATCACAACCCCAAAAATCACAACCAGTTCTTGCTTACAAAAATTATCAGCAAGGATTTGGTAAGGGTAAGGATTGGAAACCTGGAAAATGGAATCCTGAGCAGGAAAAAAGATATGGATGGAAACCAGTAAAAGCAAGTGTTTATGCACCTGGAGACGCATTTACTCCCAATAAAGTAACAGCAACTGGAGAACCGCATAATTGGACTACAAGAAACGCTGCTGTCCCATTTAAGTATAAAGAAGGGCAAGCACCGAAAGGAAAGGAAGGAAAACCTTCGGTTCCATATGGGTCAACACTAAGAGTTACAGCAGAACCTCAAGGAAAAAAGACAAAAGAAGCAAAAGCAAAAATTAATGATGTTGGAGATTTTGGTACAACTGGTAACGTAAACAGAGATGTTTCATTTGATGTTTCTCCTCAAATTACTAAAGATGTTGCAGGGAGAAATATAACACCACAACAATGGGGTAAAAGAACAGTCTACACTCAAGTTACTCCTCCAATTTCAGCAAAAGTCGCACCTAAGAAAAAATAATGGCAACCAGTCCCCTTTCCAATCAGATAGGCAATAGAAATTTTCTATCGCCAGTAGGATTTAGGTTCACTTTGGCAAAATTTCCAAAGGTAACTTTTTTCTCCAACGCATCTAGAATACCAGAAATTACTTTGTCAACTGTACAACAAAGTAACTATCTGAAAATGATTGATGTACCTGGAGATCTATTAACCTATGGCGACTTTACTCTTAGATTTCTGATTGATGAAAATTTAGAAAATTATATGGCAATTCATACCTGGTTAACTGGTTTGGGGTTTCCAGAGGTTGCTTCCCAATATGATAATTTTATTACACAAAATGAAATAACCGATCCAAAAAATGCATTCTGTGATGGAACTCTAAGAATTTTAAATAGCAACTATAAAGACGTTGCATTGGTTAAATTTAAAGACCTCTATCCAATTTCTTTAACACCAATGGAATTTGAGGCGCAAGAGACAGATATTAACTACTTTACAGCAGAGGCAACTTTCAAGTATACTGTATATAATATCCTGAAACCTGACGGCACAACATATGAATCTTGATGAAATTCAGGAGATGTGGCAGAGAGATTCTGTCATTGATCCCGATAACTTACACGATGAATCTTTAAAAATTCCCCAACTCCACTCAAAGTATTATACCGTATACAATACAATTACCCTATTGAGAGAAAAGGCGAGAGAAACTTACAATAAAGTCAAATTAGAAAGATATAATTACTACTCAGGAAAGGCACCTGTAGAGGTTTACGAAGAAGAACCATTCCCTTATAAAGTTAGAGACAAAGAGGCATTACAGAGGCATATGGATGCCGATGAGAGATTGAATAAGATCGATCTCAAAATTAAATACTACGACATTATGCTCAAATTTCTTGAGGAAGTAATCAAAACTATTTCCAATCGAACTTATCAAATTAAAAATGCAATTGAGTGGCATAGGTTCCAATCGGGGTTTAATTAATACAAATAAATATTTTTGTATTGATATGAACGTATGTCACACTTGGTTATATCTAAAAAGAATGAGGTATATCTTCAGGTAAAAGCGGAACCGCACGTCTATTACGAACTTGCAGACCAGTTCACATTTGACGTACCAGGCGCAAAGTTCATGCCCCAGTTTCGCAATAGACACTGGGATGGAAAAATACGCTTATTTAATACTCAAACAGGTGAAATCTATATTGGTTTATTAGATAAAATCACACGTTTTTGTGAGACTCATGATTATAGTTATGAATTTGTAAATAATAAGTTTTATGGGATACCTTTTGAGGTTAATGAACATATCTCAAAAGAAGGTGTTAAAGACTATATGACTTCTATTTGCAAGTACGCTCCCCGTGAATACCAAGTTGAGGGAGTATACGACGCTTTAAGACACAATAGAAAGTTGTTGATATCTCCAACTGCTTCTGGAAAGTCGTTGATGATATATTCGATTGTGAGATATTACGTTGAGAAAGGACAAAATACTTTGATAGTCGTTCCAACGACATCCCTTGTAGAACAGATGTATAAAGACTTTGCGGATTATGGGTGGGATGTTGGTTCATACTGCCACAAAATATATGCAGGTAAAGAAAGAGAAACAGACTCTCAGGTGATTATCACTACCTGGCAATCCATCTACAAACTTCCCCGACAATATTTCTCAAGATTTAATGTGGTCGTAGGAGATGAAGCACACCAGTTTAAATCAAAGTCATTAGTATCTATAATGACAAAACTTTCTGATGCAAAATACCGTTTTGGATTTACAGGCACACTAGACGGCACACAAACTCATAAATGGGTTCTGGAAGGTTTATTTGGTCCTTCATATAAGATCATCAGAACAGAAGAACTGATGCAGAAGGGTCATGTTGCGAAACTGGACATTAATATATTGTTATTAAAACACCCACCAAATAAGTTTGAGACTTTTGAGGATGAAGTTCAGTATATTATCAATCATGAAAAACGTAATAAGTTTATTCGTAATCTTGCTCTTGATCTCAAAGGAAATACTCTGATTCTTTTTTCCAGAGTAGAGGGACACGGTCAACCTTTATACAAACTCATAAATAAGAGTATCGCTGAGAATCGTCATGTATTTTTTGTTCATGGTGGAGTGGACACCGAAGACCGAGAAAAAGTCAGAGAAATAACTGAGAAAGAAAACAATGCAATCATCGTTGCTTCTTACGGGACTTTTTCTACTGGTGTTAACATCAGAAATTTACATAATGTTATCTTTGCTTCCCCTAGTAAATCAAGAATCAGAAACCTCCAATCAATCGGAAGAGTCCTAAGAAAGGGAGACAATAAGACAAAGGCAACTCTATATGACATTGCCGATGATATCAGTTATAAGTCAAGAAAAAATTATACACTCAA